GGCTCAACTGGTGCTCAAGGTAACCAAGGCTTAACTGGTGCTCAAGGCAACCAAGGCTCTCAAGGCAACCAAGGCTCAACTGGTGCTCAAGGCAACCAAGGTTCTCAAGGCAACCAAGGCTCAACTGGTGCTCAAGGCAATCAAGGCTCTCAAGGCAACCAAGGCTCAACTGGTGCTCAAGGTAACCAAGGCTCTCAAGGTTTCCAAGGCAATCAGGGCTTAACTGGTGCTCAAGGTAACCAAGGCTCTCAAGGTTTCCAAGGCAATCAGGGCTTAACTGGTGCTCAAGGCAATCAAGGCTCAACTGGTGCTCAAGGGAATCAAGGCTCTCAAGGTTTCCAAGGCAATCAGGGCTTAACTGGTGCTCAAGGCAATCAAGGCTCAACTGGTGCTCAAGGGAATCAAGGGAATCAAGGGTTTCAAGGAATTTCTGGTTCTGCTGTTGCTCAGGGGGCACAAGGGGCACAGGGTTCAACTGGAGCACAAGGCAATCAGGGTTCAACTGGAGCACAAGGGGCACAGGGTTCAACTGGAGCACAAGGCAATCAGGGTTCTCAAGGTTTTCAGGGAAATCAAGGTTTTCAGGGAAATCAAGGTTCTCAGGGAGGGGTTGGAGCTACAGTTACTTTTACTCAGGGTACTGATATTCCATCTGCTTCAAATATTGACAACTATAATATTTCAGCAGGTGCTTTTTTCTGTTTGACAGGCACAACAGCAAGTTCAGTTTCTGGTTTGGCAAATGGAGTAATCGGCAGATATATTGTTGTAATAAATAACACTACAAAAAATCAAACATTTACACAAGAAGATAGTGCTTCAACAGCAAGTAATCGTTTTGTTTTAGGCGTAGCAAACAAAACAATTGGCGTAAACGCATCAGCAACATTTATTTATGTTGGCGGTTTAACAATAGGTAGTTCCACTAATCAATCTCGATGGATTTTAACCTCAAGTACTTGATTGGAATATTTATATCGCTTTAAATTTGAAAATTTAACAAAAGGTGTGTTTAAAAATTACATCCAAACCTTCGAACGGATATTTAATACAAAATCATAGATAAATTAAGATTTGGAATGAGAGGAAAATTATGCGAAGCTATCTTACATCAAAACCCACTTGGCTAAGTTACTATCCCACTGCAGACAAACCAACAGAAGGTGTAAATTTTGGTTTTGGAGTGGATGGAATGTTTTTTTATGGAAATGCAGACGGGGTGGCATATCCAATTCGCACTAATTTTGATTATAAGTCAGAGGCAGAAACTACAATCATTTATAGCATAGTACATGGAAACTGTGCAGATCATGGAGTTTGCATCTACAATACAGCTTACGAACCTGAGTGGTCGTGGGGACCTCATCCAACTCGTATTTCAATGAATGTTAATTGCGGAACTCCAGAACTTGATGGTCAATCGTCTGGTGGTGAAGGCCCAATTGGATTAACAATAGGCAACACTTATACTTTTAAAATAAAATATATCCCCAAAAATAGCATTGTAACAGTTGATATTTATGATGGAGCAAGTGTTAATGACACTTTGATAACCACATTAACCCTCAATGAACGCCTGCCTGCTGGCCCTTATAGAGTTGGTTTTGATGCTGATCAAGATGATAGTGATATTTCAAGATTTACATTTTTAGAACTCTCAGAGTCTTCCGAAAACTATCCTTTACCAAAATATACTTTTAGAGTAAATCTAATTGACTATCCAACCATCTATAGTCAACCATTACCAGATTCTATTGATCACATAATAAAGAATTTAGAAGATTGCACAGTTTATATTCAATGTGTAGACAGACCATTAAAACATGGAGATGAGTTTACTTTGTATGGAAGCAAAGCAATTAGAGTTTATGAAATTTATATCGGCAAAGAACCAAAAGTTCTTGAATTGGTGGATTAGTTTATGGCATGTGCTTGCACACAAGGTCTTAGAAAAACTACTCCGCCTAGAATTAAATATAACAGCATTGCTTCAGCGTTAAGCGAAAATCAACAAAAGACCCAACCATCACTTTATCCACAAGAGAAAATTGATATGGAAATTGATAAAAGCAAATTCAGCCCCGAAACACAAGTCTTGATTGATTTACTTCAAAGTTCTGAATGGCCTGAGGCAGTATCTCCTTTGTTAATTTGCTCTGAAACAGAAGAAGATAAAATTGAAAGAGCTCAAAATATAATCGATTATATCAATTATGATATAAAAAATAAAAAAGTATTAGATTTTGGTTGTGGTGAAGGTCATGTTAGTGCAGAAGCCGCTAAAACATCAATTCTTTCTGTTGGCTATGATATAAAACAATCTGGTCGGCTTGTATGGGATAATCCTAGCCCTTATCTGTTAACTACTGATTTTTCTAAAATTCAAGCTAATGGTCCATATGATTTTATCATTTTATATGATGTTCTTGATCATACTGCAGATCCGCTTTACGCTTTAAAACAAGTTAAAAGTTTATGTTCAGAAAAAGCAAAAATATTTGTCCGATGTCACACTTGGATGGGACGCCATAGCGGACATCTTTATCAAAAACTAAATAAAGCTTGGGTTCATTTAATTTTCACGCCCGAAGAATTTGAAATCATGGGAATCAAATTAGAACCAATTTATAAATGTTATTTTCCTGTTGTTACCCAAAAAAAATGGTTTCAAGATGCAGGGCTACGCTTAAATTCAGAAAATGTAATAACTTGTGCAATTGAACCTTTTTTTCGCAGGCAAGAAATCATGAAACGCTTGCCTCTTAAAGAATATGAGGGAAAATTTCCCGAATGGCAGTTGTCACAGACTTTTAATGATTACACGCTTTCCATTCAATAATCCAACTTTAAAAAAATCAACAAGATTCAAAGCTCATTTTCATAAGCTTTAGTAAAATTCATTCATTTATAAAAAATTTTAAATCTTTTGTTGGATTGAACTTAGGTTGATTGTAAAGTCAATTCAATAAAAATGTTTTAAATTTTTCGAGTGTTCTATCGAATAAAACGATGTATGGTCAATCCAACTTGTGGAAAGTTTAAACAACTATTGGCAGTTGTGACCACAAGTGCAACGGAATGATTTTTGAAAAATTTTTCAAAAAAATCAGACTGAATGCGGGATGCTATCGATGGGTCTTTAGGGAAACGACCTAAAATCATTAAGGAGTAAGATCGATGGACTTTGCAGAAATACCATATCGTAAGCTTTCAGAAACCGAAAAGACTTTTGCTATCAGCGTATTGTCTAAGGCAAACCAAGCCCTTTTAAAATGGTCAAAATCACTACCTTCGGTAAAATTTAGGGCACTTCGTAATGCAGCTATGCAAAGTCCTGAAACTATTCTTTTACAACTAAACCCAGAACAACAAGCCGAATTCTGTGCCGATCTGCCTGTCATCCAAGCAGTTCGTAAAAATCACTCTGAACTGGGTGGGCGATCTGTCGAAGAGGCTATGTTGGAAGGTTTTTCAGCCTTAGCCAAGCGTCACGCTCGGATGTGGACTAAAGACAACACCACCACTGGATTAACCTTTGAAGATTTTTTGCAGGAAGCTTACATTCAAATTGTTGAAAGCATTTATCGTTACAATGATGACGGAAGAGCAGATATTTGCACCTATATTTTTTGGTCTTTAAAGAATCGCCTTAGCAATGTGACTAATCAACAAGGTTCTTTTCTTAGCCATCTCAGCAATGCCAGCATAAGCTTGTTGAGTAAATTCAATAAAGCAAAGCAAGAATCAGTTAGTGGTGCTTCATTTGACGATATTGCAAAAAGTATTGATCTTAGTGACGAAGATAAGTTACATTTAACTCAAGTCCTTAAAAGGGCAACTCCAGCTAGTTCTTTCATGCAATCATCGTCTGAAGGTGAAGCGGAAGCTTGCCATGACTATACTGCTTATAGGATTAACATCAACGAAAACATTGAAAATGATGTTCTAGTTGAAAAACTTACGACACAACAAATTCTTGATCGTAGCAACCTCAACTCGCTTGAAAGAGAACTTATTGAAACAGCAATGAATCCTTATCGTGGATGGCAGACTGCTGTGGGGCAAAAGCATATTGCTCCTAGAACAGGAAAGCCCTATGGACGCATGCGTATCACTCAAATTCTTAAGGTCGCTCGTAAAAAAGTTGCGGCAACTATTGCCAAAATAAATGACCAAGAATAAAGCCAACAATCAATCCGATAGTCACTCCTACAACCACGCCTATGAAAACAAATATGTGAGGTTTGTGGGAATGACTGTCAGAAAATTGACGAATTACAATTGAAATGGTTGGATGATTATTGATGAATAACCAATAATCGTAAATGGCTACACCACCAAGAATCAACAATATCAAGAGTCCTAAAATAAGGATGATGGTATTCCTAATCATTACTTTATATATGCGGAGCAATCATGGATAAAATTAGGCTAGGCTTGTGCTGTATGTTTAAAGAACAAGCAATTAAATTCAAAACCACTACTGTTACTCATATTTCAAAGATGGATAGAAGTGAAGCTATAAAAAAGCTTTCAAGTCTTTGTCAAGAAAATGCAAATTCTCTTATGGAAGCTTTAAAGTTTTGCAAAAATAACAGCATTGGATCTTTCCGTATCAATAGTGGTATTTTACCTTGCAAAACACACAAAGATGTTGGTTATCAAATAAAGGATTTAAATGATTGGCAAAACATAATATCAACATACCAAGCATGTGGAAAATACGCTATTGAAAATGATATTAGAACTTGTTTTCACCCAGACCAGTTTGTCGTTTTAAACAGCCCTAATCCAACTGTAGTGCAGAATAGTATTGCCGAAATAGAATACCAGACCGAAGTTGCTGCTTGGGTGAATGCAGATGTAATCAACATTCACGGCGGTGGTGCTTACGGAGATAAGAAAAAAGCTTTAAACGATTTTGGAAACAATTTTTATAAACTAAGCATTGAGGCCAGAAAAAAACTAACAGTAGAAAACGATGACACAGTTTATACTCCTAGCGATTTGTTGCCTATTTGCGATACCTTAGGAATACCTTTAGTATATGATGTTCATCATCATCGTGTTTTATCCGACGATATTCTTATTGAAGAAGCAACAGAACTAGCAATTAAAACTTGGAACAGAGAACCTCTTTTTCACATAAGTAGCCCTATCAATGGTTATGGATGGGAAAAAGAAGCCAATCATCACGATTACATAAATTTTAAAGATTTTCCTAGTTGCTGGAAAAATAAAAAAATGACTGTTGAAGTTGAAGCAAAAGCAAAAGAATTAGCTGTGAACAAACTATTAAGCGAGTTGGCTCAGAATTGATTTACATCATTGAAAAAAAAGGGTATAGTGTGATTCTTAAAGGAGAAACAAATGAACGATGAAATGAAAAATGCTGTTATAGTTGCCAAAGAATTGAAAAATAGATTTTTTGAAAGTAAAAAAGAAATGCATCCACACATAACTGTGGAGGGCAAAGATGGACCCATGGCTATCGCCATCGCTCCATCTTTAGACCGAGATCAAATGATGCAGGCTTGCGTGATGTGTCGTATAGGGTTTGAATCCGAAAGTCTTGTGCTAAGCTATGATGCAAAAGTTTCCACACTCAAAGATAGTGAAAACTTAGATCAAGCAAGCACAAAATCAGATAAGCTAGAATGTTTATTGACATTTCGAATTGACAAAAACGGCAAAACTTCTTCCGTCATTTCTCCTTATATCGTCGAAAAAAATAAAATTCGATGGATTGATGAAGGAATAACTTTTCATGAAGATTCAAATGAAGAAAAATTAAAAGGTGACATTCCTGATTTTCTACGGCACATATGGAATATGAAACCCATTATTGATGATCCAACTTATGGCGGTGAGGTTGAAAATATTATAGCAAACTTTCCAAATATCAAAAAAGACTTGAGTCAAGAACAAATCAGCTTTTTAATAAGCCGAGCAATTATGGCGTTACTTATGCAAAAGAAATTCAATATTATTGACAATTTATCTAATAAACACATTGAGTGGACTGACGCTAAACAAAAGGCATGTGAATTTATAAATGAACTTGTAAAAGATAAATCAATAGATGCTTCTTATAAAGATAAATTGATCGATTGTATAAATCAACATTTTGGTACTCCAATTTTTAAAGAAAAAACAGAGCACTATCTTATGCTTGCTAAATTTAAAAATGAAAAATTAGATGAAATATCTGACTTTTTAAATATTATGGAAAAGATTTGCATGACGCCATATCTGAATGATGGATCATGGCTTAATGAACAATAAAAAGAAAATCCAAGAACGGCTTGGATAATTTGTGGTATCTTTCAGGAGAAAGAATTATGAAGGAACAGGTATTAGATTTTTTAAAGGATTTTTTCCAAACTGAAGATAAAAATCCCGAAACATTTAAAAACATATTTCAATCATTAGATTCTCTTGATGCTATTGATTTAATCTATCAAGTTGAAGATAAATTTAACATAAAAATAGAGAAAACAGGAAAAATAGAAAGTGTTGATGATCTAATCCAAATCATTAAATCTAATCAAGTGGCGGTTTGAATTGGTAATGATTCTTAATAAGGGGCATCGGGATTTTACCGACGCCCCTTTATAATTTTTGATTAAATTAAAAAAAACTTAGACCAAAAACGACAAGCAGTCGATGAGCATGTGTTAAGGAATACACAACTAACAAGGAGACTCAAAGATGCGTAATCGTTATTCTGGCAAATGCAAAACCTGCAAAACTGAACTAGCCGTAGAAGCTGGCTTTGCCGAAAAAATTGAAGGCAAGTGGTCGGTTTTCTGCTCCGAATGTGTTCCCCATAAAATCACTGACTCTGCTGCTCAACAACATCGTGTTTTAACTAGCGATGGCAAAATCATCATGGGCTATGAACCAAACAACATTCCTCTCATTAAAAGCCTCCCAAAGGCTCGATGGGATAAAGAAAATAAATGGTGGAGCGTAAGCCTTGAGATGGCTGATCGTGCCCGTATACTTGAAATTGCAGACCGAATCGGACTTGAAGTTGCACCAAATCTTCGAACTGTTGCTATGACAAGCCAAGCTGAAAAAGCTGCAAGTTTAGGGCTTTATCCTTTTCAGGTGACTGGGGTTAATTTCCTTGCTCATAAAAAGAAAGCACTTCTGGGCGATGAAATGGGTCTTGGCAAATCTGTGCAATCACTTATGGGTATTCCCCATGATGGTGCAGCAATGGTTATTTGCCGTGCTGGACTTAAATACAACTGGGTGGATGAAGTCAAAAAATGGCGTCCAGATCTTACCCCAGTAGTACTTAATGGTCGTGAAAGTTTTCGTTGGCCAGACAAAGGTGAAGTTGTCATCATCAACAATGAAATTCTTTCTGAAGAATTTAACACTCCCACACGCCAAACTCGTGAACCTATGCAAGCTTATTGGTCACGCTTGGCTGAATATCGTAATGATCTAAAATCCAAAAATTCAAAAGCAATGAATGTTCATCTAATTATCGACGAAGCTCACGATTATAAAAATCGTAAAGCTGCTCGTACACGCAAGACCAAGGAGATAGCCTCCTTGTGTGCCAAAGTTACTGGCTTGACTGGCTCTCCTTTGACAAACCGTCCCGAAGATTTATTTGGCGTTCTTGATACGCTTGGATTGGCTAAAGAAGCATTTGGTTCGTATGAGCGTTTCCAAACATTATTTAACGCAACTCGCAATACTGTTAGTCGTCGTGGAATATCTGTGACCAATTATGGAAAGCCTCAGCCTATTGTGCCTGAGCTTTTGCGTCGAGTTATGCTTCGTCGTCGTCGTGAAGAGGTTTTGCCTGACCTTCCAAGCAAGACATATACCTCTCTTTTAGTTGGCACAGATAATAAGGCACTGAAAGCCAAGCTTGATGAGATGTGGCAACAATGGGAAGGCGTTGTTGTGAATACCAACAATCTTCCTCCTTTCGAACAATTTGCTGAACTTCGTGCTGATTTGGCCAAGTCACGCATCAATGAAATGTTAACTTATGTTGAGAATGCTGAAGAACAGGATTGTCCTCTTGTTGTCTTTTCAGCCCATCTCGCACCTCTAGATGCTTTACTTGGTCGTTCTGGTTGGGCAATCATTACTGGTGATACTAGTCCAGAGCGTCGTCAAGAAATCGTGCGTGAGTTTCAAGCTGGTCATCTAAAAGGCGTTGGAATCAGCATTCGTGCAGGTGGCGTTGGACTCACTCTGACTCATGCTTGGAAAGCTCTTTTTGTCGATCTCGATTGGACTCCTGCTTCTAATTGGCAAGCTGAAGATCGAATTTGCCGAATCGGACAAACTGCAAATAAAGTTGAAATTGTTCGTATGGTATCAGATCATCCGCTTGATTTGCATGTTCAAAAATTACTTGTTGAAAAGATTGATACGATCAATCGATCTATCGATAAGACAATCAATGGAGAGAAAAAACAAGGCCTTCCAGTTGGCTCTGAACCTATTACAGAAACAGAAACTGAATTTGAAGCCCGTATGGCAAGGGTTCTTGAACGCCAAAAGGAAATTGAAAAAACGAAAGCTGATGAAAATGCAGCGAAAACCAAAGCTTATGCAAAAAGCAAAGTAGATGAGATTCACGCTCGTGAAGTTTCTCGTTATGCTCAAAATATTCCTACGCTAACATCTGAACAAGTAAAAGATGTCAGGGATGCTTTCAAACAAATGCTTGCAGTATGTGATGGAGCTCGTGAAAAAGACAATGTAGGCTTTAATAAGCCAGATGCCGTTGTAGCTCATTTACTTTTGAGTGCTGGCTTGGAAACTGAAAAAGAGGTTCAAGCTGGATATTGTATTTTAGCTCGATATCACCGACAACTAGCTAAAACTTATCCAGCTATATTCCAAAAAAAATCAGGGGTAGCCTAATGCCAAGAATAAAAGATTCTAAAATAAGTTTTATGAAAGAAGATCAGATCAATCAATTGATCAATCTGTTGGACAATATTGTTTTAAAATCAGGAGAAAGTCCCGAATGGGTATTGAAAGATATCATTTTAATGATTATTAGTGCACATTCTTTTTCTTTGGGACAAAGACAATTGATTGTAGACGATATCTGTACAACCTATGGTCAAAAGTCTTGCAAAATATTTAATCAAGAAGAAAAAGAAGAAATTCCATTTTAAATTACAAACAAAAATTGATGTGGTAGAATCAAACATGCAAACCCTAATAAAACCTAAATTTGAACCCTTAGTTCAACATTTGCTTGTCCAATATCAAAATCAATTGCGTTCTAGCAATTTTGAAATAGTGCCAGAAAAAATATGGGAAGAACTCAAAGAGCAAGTTAAATACTGCGGAAGTGTTGTTTCTCGTCAAATAAATTTTGAGAAGGCTTATAAAATAGCCCAAGAAACTTTAGCCACTCACCTCATGTTTGCAAATAATTTATGCGGAAATCAACAACAAGAAAACAAATGGGCTGTGCGTTTTTGTAAAAACAAACGATTCGTTGTTGCTGACGATCTCAATGATTGTTTTACCACATCGCCTCAAACTGGAGAATTGCAAATTAAGTCTCAAAAGGAGGCACAAAACATTTGTGATGCTATTTTAAAAGAATATAGAGCAGCAGGGCTAATTTGTCCTGAACTTGAAATGGTTCCTTTTAGTTATGACGAATCAATAATTTACTGGCTTATTTTACCCTATAGGCAACAATCATGAAGCCACAATATTGGATGTTACTATTTGTTGATAGCATGCGTTTTGCCTGTCTTTTGGATTGTGACACAGACAAAATAAAGACAGAAAATCAAAAGAAAGAATTGCAACTTTCAAAAGAAGCTGTGGTCAGCTTAGCAGGTACTATTCAAAATAACTATAAAACAATTGGGATGCCCCCGCCAAAGTTGCGTGCAGTCGCATATAATAAAAACAATCAAGAGATTACAAGCAAAAGCTTCATAATTTAAAGAGCAATTTATGAATAATAAAAATAAAAAAATTCCTCATTGGATCGACAACTTAATCGAAGTAATTTCTGAAAAGTGGGAATATAAATGTTCCTGCAATCATTTTAATTGCAAAGCTTTATATAATCATCGAATGAAAATATGGGAAATATATATTGCACCAGTTTTCCAAGAAATATATGGAGGCAATAAAGATGGCTTACAAACATGGAGCCCATTTGTTTTTGATGCTGGAGAATTTGCTCAAAATTCAGGCGTAGTAGTTGAAAACTGTGCTGTTGCATCTTTTGGATTTGGAAATGAAAAACTCTCATTGCCACATATGATGATTAAAGGACGAATTTGCAAAAAAAATCGTGACCATAAATTCTTTTTAAGAGTTATGCTTGAACCAGCAAAAGAAACTAAAGCTGTAGAAATTTTAGATACCTACCAGAAGAAAATTCGAGAAGTAAAAAAACGCAATACTTAAATGCACATAAAGGTTGAAATTTATATATGGAAAACTTAAAAACAGAATTTGATAAAATCGGTGTAAACACTTTTAAATGCATTCAACACAATGGCAACTGGAAGTTTGAACACAAAGGACAAATGTATCAACTTGCTCCTGCAGGAATGACTGAATTTACATTAAGCCCAATGGTTGTAGGTGCTGATCGACTTTTGGTAATTGGCTGCAAATTAAAAAATATACCTGATTTTGAAAATGGATTTTTATTGCGATTTTCTCAAAACTACTTTCCTAACTCTGATGTTTTTTTTGAATATTTAGAGCCCAAATATGATGGTTGGATTTATAAAGTTACAGAAATGAATTTGAAAGGACTTATGACAGGGCAATGTGCTTGGTTGTGCCCTTATCTTAAGTTTTATTTTAACGAAGCACCTTTACAACTATATTTAAAAATAGATCCATTAGAATGTTAATTTAGATAAAAAATAATATTTAAGCAATTTTCCTTTAAGGTTAAAATGGAAATATTTTTGTTTAGCGTTTAAAATCAAATAAAATAGTTCTAATCCTCCTACATTATGAACTCTATATACTTTTAGATAATGTATTTGTCTTAATTGTCAGAAATATAGATACGAATTTCTGACATGGGCAAATATGCTGGAGGAAATCATGAAATGCTTCGTGCATCTGAGTTATGATCCGGTTCCCAAGACTGCAAATAGCCCATCTAACGCAATAAACACAGCTGAGACACATTTGTCACACATAGCTGACAATGATGATGAAGACCCATCTAGTAGATGGCTCATCAAACGACGAAATGATGAGCAATATCCCAACAATTTTTGCGAATACACTCACAATGATCTTCTTGAAGCTTTAGTCAAAAATGGAACTGTTGTTTTACAACTCATTAAATATGAGAAAGATAATTCGCCTATTATGGGTGAATTATGCAATATTTTCACATCTGATGCTGAAAGAATGAATGATCAAGAAGCAGAAATTGCTCTTGAATTGACAGGGGAAAGCTTTGCACAAAACAATCTTGACATATATGGCGAATCGATGATTCCAATGCGAAGACGCATTCCCTTAAAAAAATAAAAATAATTCATTTCCTCACTTGATTCTTTTTCTTTGGTATGAGAAAGTGTGTTGATGGGCGACTAAGGTGGTCGCTCGAACATATATATCGAGGAGCGATAACTGTGAGCACTTTCACTCGGGGAACCACCCTTTTTGCGTTCGTGGCAACTGTAGCAGCAACTTTGTCGATTGGCTACAATCTTGCACTTCAATCTCAAATCTCCCGTCTTAATACGATGCGAGATCTTTCTAGGGAGCGTGATCGTATCGTTGATGATACCTTCAACGAAATGATCATGAGTTATATGAACAACACTCATGAAAAGTTAAATGAACTTGGATACCAACAAGGAAGAATTGAAGGCATGTCTATAGCAGCCCAAAACTATCCTCCTGAAAAGAATGCTCACAGTGCTATTTGGCATGCTGGATACGAAAGAGGACTTGAACAAGTTAATTATGTTAGAGAATCCTCTTATGAAGATGGCTATCACAAAGCTACTGAAGACATGAATTGTCCTGCAAATTCACCTCTTCGTCGTGAAGACTCTGCCCGTAAGGCATTCCAATCTGATAAATCGCAAAAGAATCAGAAAGAAGAGTCTGCAATTCCTATTCCTACACCTTCTCCTGTTAAGCCAAATGCTTCCAAAGAAGAGTCTAACAAACCAACCAAGTAATTTGTAAAAGGAATCATTATGGCTACTGTAACGATTTTATTTCGTGATGAAATGGTAAATGATGAAGGAGTTCATGTCGAACTTCGTAGCGATCCACCTTACCCAGAAAAGCATGATGATTGCACTGAAGCTCAGAGAATGGCTTTTGGTTTGCTGCACATGCTTGATGAACATATGAAATCAGCAGAAAATGCTGAAAGTAAATGTCCTGTAGTAAAAAATCTACAACACAATCACACCAAAGATTGTGATGGGAACGGCGGATGTGGCGGAAAACATGAAAAAGAGGGAACTTGTGCAAAACACAAGGACACTCCTCCTGACAAGTGTTGTCAGCATGAAGATTAAAAAAAACAAAATGGGAGAGACCTTATGATCTCTCCCATTTTGTTTCATTGGTTTTAGCCTTTGATGAAAACATTTTATATATCAACTCTTATACAAAAACATGAACACTAATTTTATTACATTCGATCAATATGCAGACATCTTAAATCAAGAAAACAAAAAACCAAAAAGTTTTTTGTTCCATCCTGTGTTAGTTGTATTAGCATTATCTTTAGGAGGATGGATCTCTGTTATAAGCACAGGCACTGCCATCGAAGTAACAGTAGTAAGCATCTGGATCGTTATCATTTCATTTAAAGCATTTTTAGATCTAGGAAGACATTTGATGCTTTGTGGCCTTTATGAGGCTACCATATCAATAAAAAATACATTACAAATTCCAGTTCTTGAAATAGACGAAGATTATACCACATATTGTTTTGTGGCTCCATCAAAAGAAATTGTTCAAAAATATCATGAACTAAAAGCATTTGAAAAAAAGTATGAATCAAAAAATATAAAAGACTAGCACAATCTCCTGATATATACATCAGGAGGCATATGCAAAAAATTATAAAAAATATTGTCTTAATTTTTCTTCTATTCATCCTTGGATGTGGGCAAAATCTGCTACCAACTGCAAACAATGATATTTTACTTAAACTTCATAATGAGCAACGAGAACAAAGAGGACTTCAAAATTTCACGCTCGACAATTACCTTTGTGAGTATGCTCAAAAACACGCTGAATGGATGGCTAAAAAAAACAATTTAAAACATTCAGACATAAATGTTCTTATGGGAAAATATAATACAGCAGGCGAAAACATTGCTTGGAATCAAACAGATGAAGCAGAAGCCACTAAAGATTGGATGAATTCACGAGGTCACAGAGCCAACATTCTTAACAAATCATTTGGCAAAATTGGCTTTGGAATGGCTCGTAATTCTAGAGGCCAACCTTATTGGTGTACGGTCTTTGGTAATTAAACTTTACTTTGGATTAAAAGTTCGCCAATAACTTCCATCTTTCCTAAAAGATGTTGAAATTTTGTTGGCGACACTTTTTCAATATCATCCATATAAGAATGCAACTCAGAGCAAAGCTTTGTGTATTGATTTTTTAAAGTATCAAAATCAAAATCACCTTCAGCAACTTCCTTGTAATATGGAAGTTTGACTTTAAAATGTTCGTAAGTCAATAAAGCTACGCCACCTTTTTCATGAGCATCATCCGCAATCTTTGAAGCCCCGCCATAACGCTTCTTAGCAAATTCAACAATTTCTTTTTTATCTTTAGCTCCCAAACCAGCCAACTTAGCCAATTCATCTAAACGCTTACTATTCATGGTTTTTGCTCTCCGAATTAAATTTACAATTATCTAGAATTTTCCAACCGCAAAATATAGGCAACAAACCAATAAATCTCATAATACTAACTGGCAAAAAAATCCAATAAATGCCTACTGCAATAGAAATCACTGCCAACAATTTTTTAAAAAATATGGGCAAGAAAGGCAATAAACAAATAAAGTAAATAAAAGGCCCAAATAAAAAAATTCCAAATATCATTAAAGTTACTAAAAGTGCTAAACTGGCCATATCCTCTCCAATATAAAAAAGCTCTTTACTTTGAAATATGTATGTGGTAAATTTATGTATCAATTTAATAATTCTCCCATGTAGAAAGGAATTTAGCATGGACTTGATCGGAAAAAAAATAGCCAAAATTAAACAGCTTCCTACAATAAAGACTGCACAACAGATTGAACAAGATGTTGAAGTTTTAATTATTGAATTTGACGATGGCAGCAAAATGGAAGTGCACGCCAACAATCCCTTCAATGATGATGATTCAGATTATTACTTGCAAATTAAATACAAGTAATTTTTTACAAACTTTTGCTTTTTTGGTAATTTAGTCACAGGAGAACATATGATGAAAATTTTTAAAGTTATATTGCTTAGTAGTGCATTGTTTTTTTATCCGCAAAAAGCTAAGGCTGGCTGAGGGCAAAATCTAAACCTACCCGGTCGGGTAGAAATAGACAATCAAAACCAGCAATTTCAACAACAGCAACAACAAGCTTATACAGCACAGCAAATTGCTGCTATTAGCCAATATTGCATGCAAATGGCAAAGACAATACAAAAAGAAAACAATAATGAAATGTATGAAATAGCTGTAAAAAGCAGCGATTTCCATCATAGAGTTGCTGTCGCTTGGGCTTATGGACTTGCACTTAAAGATGATGCATGTTTGATTCATCTTTTGTCTGATAGCAATCAATTAGTATCCAATGCAGCCAGAGAATCATGTATTCATATTGCTCGTAACAAGTACAAAGATTTTCGTACTGATTTTGGCCCTGTTTTAGGCAGTGGTCCAAGTGAAAAAAACGATGCAGCCAATCTCTGGAGCGTGTACTTTGAAAGAAAAGAAAAGCAACAAAAAGAAAGTATTAAAAATAAAAGTTCAAATGAAAAAAAGAATGATTCTAAATCAGAAAATAAGGAAAAAAAGTAATGGTTGAATATGTCAAGGAAATTCTAGACAATGAAAAATCCAATGCTTTATTTGTGGTTGGTCGAAAAAACACCTTTGATTCTTGACACAGGAAACTCACAGTAAAGGTGCAAAAAATGAAAATTAAAGAGCTATGTGAGGCTATTCGTGCCGATAAGCGTCAGTTTAATCGCCATTTTACTGTTTACCATTGCATTAAAGATGCAGCTGAAAAAATTGGCATAAAACTTAACTGTATTGAAGACATAAGCGAAGCATTTAAAATAGGGCCTTGGGACATTGAAAATATGTTTCGTACCCATTTTGACAGCCCACAAAATGTTGCAGATTTTGCAGAACAACTCTAAATAATTACATGAACTTTGCAGAATTTTTTCGCTTCATCGAAAGTGATGGGGCTGATTGGGGCTATTTCGGCGAATTAACTCCAATCCTAGGAAATGGAAAATCAGAAACACTTAATTATGGAAGCGGGAAGGGGTTTTCTGGCCCTCCTATGATTTATGTGCCTATCAAACGAGAAGAATCTCGATTGGGAGGGATTTTATCTTCATTTCGCAGACAAATTTCAAAACAAGGCATTGAATGTCGTCCAGATTCGTCAGCATTTAACGGATATGCCTGTAAAGCCTCAGAAAACCCTCATCAAACCGATTTAATGCATACAGGTGAGTCACACATCACCGTGGCTCTTGGAAGTGCTTTAGCACATGTTTTTGAAGATAAAGAAAATGTAGCCTCTAAAATAGAAACTCTAAAAAAAATAAAGCTTCCAAACGGCAATCCTCTTTTTGATGCCCAAGGAAATGGGATTAGCATGCCTGTGAACATTGGCCCACGACCATTTGTAATCTATGGGGTGGCAAAATATTTTTCAGGCAAGCCTTTAGTTGCTTTACTTAGCGTTTCTTGTCCTAATATATCAGAGGTTAGACAAGCATTGAACCTTCCACCTTTACCTCCTAATTATAAAACACATATTACAATTGGATATGCTTACGGTGTAGATTTAGGCGACATAATCACTACAGACCGCAAAAAAGGCAAGCCTATAAGTAGCACCAGCATTCAACATGATAGAACATATAAGCAGCAATACGGCATCAAAGAAAGTATTTTAAGAACATATGGCATTTTTGAGTATATAGTCGAACCACTTTTGGGGTAAGATAAGCACACTAGGAGATAAACATGAAGAAATTTACAGAATGGGTTTTAGATCGTGAAGGATTTGATAGTGAAACATTGTTTCACGAAATGGCAGTGCAAAGCCCAACTGCTCAGGCTAAAATAAAAAATGCATTTGATTTTGTAAACAAACACAAATTAGGTTGTGTTTTGGTCGGTGGCATGGCTGTTGCACATTATGTAAACCGTGCAATTACACCAGATGTTGATTTTATGTGCCCCAATATTCAAATGGTTGAACAAGCTCTTACTCAAGAAGGCTTAAGCCATAGCACACTTATTTTGCCTCGTGAACTTGAATCTGGTGGTATTACTTGTCATGAACTCGATGCTGATTTTCTCGATGTGAAAGTTGGAAATCCTGCTCTTAATCGTTATGTTTTACAAACCGCAACAAACGCAATGATTGGCGGATTTAATGTGCCGATTATCGATCCTGCTGTGTTAACTATCATCAAATTCGCAAATGGTCGAGAAAAAGATTTAGATGACGCCTTTAAATTAGCTAAAGTAATTGACAAGGCGTCTTTAAAAAATCATCTCAAAGCCGTTAAAAAACATCTAAGCGAAGATATGGACGCACAAACAATTTGGCAATATGTACAAGCTGCAGGATAAAAGCCAAGCTATAAGTTTTTTTTATTTTTTGAACGAATCTGTAAAATTTTTAAATATGCAATTAAGTTAGCACGAGAACTATTGTGTTGAACTGATAAAAATAATTTTATCCAAAGAAATAAAATTAAAAAAAAGATAATTGTTAAAATCATAAGCCTCCTGCTTGTTGGGTTATAAATATTTATAAAAATAAAATTTTAATTAAAATAAATTTTATTTTTTATCCCCAATCATATTTGAAAAGAATCAATATATTTAACTTTTTAAATATGATTGGGGATCAATTCAAAAATTTATAAAACAAACATGTATTTTGCATAGATAGCAATATGAATAATCATAATGAAGTTTATAAAGATTCTGGATTAGGCAAATGGTTCCGAGAACGCTGGGTTGATATTTCCAGAGTCAAAGGTGGCAAACACCCAGAATGTGGAGCCTCTGCTGAAGGCCGTGAAGGCGATAAACAAAAGGCTTATCCTAAATGCCGTCCTGCAAAAGAGGCTACTAGCATGAGTAAAAAAGAAAAGAAGCGTGCCACAGAACAGAAGCGTCGAGTTGAACGCAAAGAAACAGAAAAATCTAAAGGTCGAACGCCAAATTTTGTAAGCCATAAAGAAACTGTTTCTTTTGAAGATTTCATACTCATTCGTGAAGGCAATAATGAGCCAACCAACCCTGAATTGTGGTCAAGAGCTCAGTCTTGGGCCAGAAATCACTTCGATGTACATCCTTCAGCATACAGCAACGCTGCAGCGGCTAAATGGTATAAAAAACATGGCGGAGGCTGGAGAAAAAGTAAATAATTGTAGCAAGAGGAGAATGCAATGGATTCAACAAAACTCAGGACAGGGTTTACAATTCTCTTTATCGCCCTTACTGGCGGTATAGTTACAACATATAATCAAAAAATCACTAAACCAATTGAAACTGAACATAAAATTATTGTAAAAACTGAGTCAATTTCATTGCCTACAGAACAATATAAAAGTTATCAACACATTATCCAACAACTTAATCGCTGGCATCAAGAATCGCCGAGCAATACTGAAATTGGCGTTTATGGGAAAACTACTAAAGGCACTTCATGTAATTATTTTAGAATTGGTGCAAAAAACAAACCCAAAGTTCTTATTCACTCAGGTCTTGTGGGCAATGAAGAATTTCCAGTTCTTATGAACATGCACATAATACACAAACTTCTCACAGATTATGAAACAAAATCAGAAATAAAATATCTTTTAGATAACAGAGATGTTTATTTTGTTCCTGTAGCTTCTCCTGACACATATCTAAAATCTAATACAATAGAAGATATAGACCCAATGACTTCTTTCCCAACATATAAAAAAATGAATCCTCAAACATCATCAGCAACATTGGCTTTGATGCAATGGGCAGAAAATCAAAAATTTAAAGCAGTATTAAATAATCACGCTCCGGGAGAAAAAATATTACCCCCAGAAATTTGTGTAAATGAAGATAGGGAAAAAATTTATAAAATCATAAACAAAATGATAAGTGCAAATGGCTATCTCACATCAGAAACAAATAAAAATGAAAGTACAGGAAATGATACCGATTGGTTTTATGCAACAGGATCATGTAGCATTCAGATGCAGTGGGGTAAAAAATCCAAACAATATATTTCTTATTCTGAAGTAGAGCCGACACTTAATCGAAACTATAACAGTATACTTATTTTCATAAAAGAAGCAATTGACATAAATGTTAGTCCAAAGCCTTTGAAAGCAATTTACTTTTACCAAGTAGATTGAAAACATGTGATGGATTGGCAACTTGATTATTTAAATCAAAATATAAATAAAAAAACCTCAAGCTTTATACTTGAGGTTTTTTTATTTAGTAAATTTGTTTGTTACTGTAAGAATTTTAATTTATAAAGTGTTGCATTTACAAATCCAACAATTTCATCTAAAATGTTATGAAGATGGCTATCTCTTTTATCAATAATCTCATGAGAGTTAATCAACATTTTACTTAAGTTTTCTAGATACCTAATGATATCTTCGTCTCCAGCACTACCATTCTTATCGAAATTAACCAAGCCATATTGGCCAGCATAAGTTTCAAAAAGTGAATCGGCAAGCGGTATAATTCCCTCATAGAAACCCTGAAGAGCTTTGTGCTTAGCATAAGAGCCTGTTCCCTTAACCATCAAATGTGCATGGTGAGCAACATTGCGTGCTTCAAAAAGCTTGCTTACAATCTTGCCAATTCCTAAAGAACCTTCAGTAGCTTCATTCTTAATTCCAAATTTAAATTCTTGAATAGATTTCATGATCACCTCTTATCTTATTTATAGCCTATTTAAAAATATTTTAAGTTATTTATAATTACTTCTGAGTCCGCCTACGCAAATCGCCTTTACCTTGTGGGGCACTTACAGAATTGGGGGCTAATGTTGCCAACTGAGAAGTTTGTGTCATGTCTCCATGAGAACTTTGATATGGCTGTGAAATATGTTGGCTTGCTGGAGTCCATGATGATGGTTCTGGAATATTAGCAAATGTATGTGTTGAAGGAGTCGTAGAAGCCGGTGCAGAAGTTGAAAATGCTGGTGTAGAAGCAGGAGCAACACTAGGAGTTTGAGCAACACTAGGAGTTTGAGCAACACTAGGAGTTTGAGCAACACTAGGAGTTTGAGCAACACGAGAAGATTGAGAAGTATTTAAATCAATTCCTATTTTCCTTGCATAATCTTCAAGAACTTTTGCTACTTGAGGATGTGACTGGTGAATAAAATCTTTATGAGTTTGATTGTTGTTATCACTAATTGGTGAATTATACCATGTGCGAATTTTTGCAACAGTGTCTTTAACTTTTTGTGCAAAATTAGAATTATCTGGTTTATCAAAACCATAAATGTTGCTAGCTTTAGCTAAAGCATATAAAGGAAAAGATTCTTTATCTTCATAATCAAACAATTCAACCATTTGAGGAAAATCTTTTTGCATATCAGCTGGTTTTAACTTTGAAAAAGGAAGAGCTAATGTGTAAAAATTTTGACCTATTGTGCTAAATGACATCCAAGAATCTGGGTCGGAAACTTGAAACACAGCTGTAGTTGGATTGAAATCGATAACCAAAAATGGCTTATCACGCCCATATAAGGGAACAAACTGTCCTATAAGTTGTTGTCCTATACGAGTTGCTATTCGTTTTTCAACTTTCTGAGCTTTTGCTTTATCAACTTCCCTTTTATTTTCTCTATGAGCATCTGCAATATTCGACAAAATGTTCTTAGCAACATATTGATTGGAAGATTTTGCTTTTTCTAAAATATCTTTCACAATTTCTCTTTTGATATACAAATCTCTTTTAACTCTAACAAAATGATCTTTCATAAAAGAATTATAAAAACGAGTATACATGATACGCATAGCAGGTTCAGCAGGACTAAATGACAAACCATTCACTTCATGATCATCTATCAATTTTTTAATTGCTAAAATTAGCTTGCCATAAATAGTAGAAGCTTCAGATCCAGCTTTTCCAGTAGAACTGTAACCTTGAGGGCCACTAAAGGTCACATTATAAACATTGTCAATTGTATTGCCTTCAAAACGAACATTTTCATTCTCTAAGGATACCTTAAAATCATCTCCGTCGTGTTTAAAACTATGAGTAAAGCCTTTGGCTTCATTTTCGTAATTTGACTCTTGTTCAGAAACGCAATCATCTACATCTGATTGCATGGCTTCTTGAGCAGCTTCTTGAGCAGCTTCTTCTTTTCTGCTCTTTTCTCTTTCCCATTTTGAAACAGCCCTATTGTAATTTTCCTCGGTGGCATCACGCTCATCTGTCCATTCTTCATGAGCAGAATTAAATTCTTCTTCATCTTCATAATCAGATGATTCAGGCTCAGGATGATCTTCTTCCCATATTTCTACAGTAGGTGTTTGAAAATCTGGATCATCTTCTGGAAATTCGTAAATGCCTTCATTTTCGTAAAAAGAACTATAATCAAAATTGCGCTCTACAGCGTAGCGGCAATCTTCCTCGGCACTGTCACGGTCAAAATCCTCTCCTACTGGCTCTAAATGAATGTGCGATGTATCAGCAGTTTTTAAATTGGTCATTTCCCAAAATAAATCGCCATTCACTGATAACCAATTTTTAAAACTTTTCACTTCTATCTCCTATTTATGCAAATTGACTTTTGCGACTATCTTTTTTTGTGATATATGATTTTTTTACTGTTACGCTATAACCTTTAAGATTTAATCTATAACGAGCAGAAAGAAGAGCTTGAAGAAACTCATATACATCAGCAGGCGATTTCTTTGTCAAATCAAGTGTTGCCAAGCCTTCTTTAACTTTAATCATTAACCACCTTTATTAAAATATGCCTCGGTTAGATATTTAGCTTTCTAAAAAACATTTTTAAGGAAAACAACATGCAGAAAACTGTTAGTTTTGATTTTGACAACACACTTAGAATGGAAAATGGAAATGACCATAAAATCATGATCAATAAGCTATTTGAATACCATAATTCTGGCTATCAATGCGTTATTGTAACTTCTCGCAATCCTCAACATGAAAGCGAGGATTGGATACAAAAAAATGAACCTGAAAGAGTTTCTATTCAAGTTTTTATAAATAAGCATAACTTACCAATTAAAGATTGCTATTATACAAACCATCAGCCTAAAGGTCCGATTTTAAAAATAATTGGAGCAATGCGACACTATGATGATGAAGTAGAGAATTTACAATCGGCAAATAAATATGGAATTGAAGCCATTCAAGTTACCCCTGATGGATATTTTGTATGGAAAGAGTGAGTGTATTACAAGGAACCTTCCCCGCCATTATTGTTGCACCACATGGTTATGAGCTAGACGACGAAAACACAGGGCTTATTGCTCGAATCATAGCCGAAAAATTAAATGCTTATGCAGTAATAAACAATGGATGGGAAAGAAGTGACGAGTACAGCTACGAAAACGATAAAGCTGACTGTAACAACATTTACCATTGCAGAGAAGATGTTGTTCGTGAAGAGTTTTTAGATCCAATCATACGATTCAAAGATGAAATTAACATGACTGGACATAATGCCTATATTTATCACATTCATGGAATGGGTGATCGTCATAGAAAAATCGCCAAAGATCCTAAGATGGATTTAGTTATTGGGTATGGTGCTGGCAAACCTGATAGTTACACTTGCGAATTATGGATGAAAAATCTTTTCTTATACAAGTGCATGGAGTTCAAAATACATGCCTATGAAGGCAAAAGTGGCGGTGCCATGAGTGGATGGGCACGAAGCAATATGAACCAATATTTTCGCAAATGGGATAAATGCATGGATGTATTTTCTATGCAAATTGAAATTATACGATCAATTCGTTCTGACAAAGAACTAGCAATTATCACTGCAGACTATTTGGCAGATGTAATTCAAGCAGTTACTAGAGCAAAGAGTTGGAGTGGATCAGGAAATTATCCAAGTTATTGACCTTCTTTAACAAATTTCTTTAAGTATTCGATATCATCTTCGCTTAATTCTATGTAACTAGGCATACGATCTAAAGTCCAATCTCTATTAAAAAACATCAATTTGTGAACATTTTTATTTTGATCTAGAATATTAAAATTCTCATTAAGAATTACGCCCATAAGACCAACCTTATGGCTGGTGACATTTAATTTAGCTGTAATCTCGTCATATTTTGTTTTATTTTCTAAATTGAACTTTGTCAATTCATTTTTTATCTTTGCAATTTCAGCGTCTTTGAAAGATGGCTCAATTGGTTGTGTAATCTTAGGCTCAACAGGATCAACAGGGTATGTTGAAGAAGGAGATTCTATTTTATTTGTATGAAAATGGCTTAATGTCCAATTTTTAAAATGACCACCAGTTTTATCATCATAAACATAAAGCGTAGCACATGCTAAAACAATAAGCAAAAATACAAAAGTCATTGTGCCATTAGTAAAATCTATTTTTGTTGAAGCAACAGTATCTGAAGTGTTTATTTGTTGTTCCAATCCTAACTGCTGACGCAGTTCAATTTCCCAAGGTTCAAGTTGCATGGCACTCCTCTTTGTTTATCTGCAAATATTTAGTGCTGCAAAAATCAATTCTTAACGCAACAAGGAAAGACTAACTCTTATAATTTTATCTTTCCAAGCTTTACAATACACTTCTTTGTTAATTTCTACCATAGGCTCTAAATATGCACCTTCATTAACGATTCCAACAACATTTGCATCATAAGATGTATTTGTTTCTGAAAACAATTCGCCATTAAATTCGACTACCTTAAAAGACCTTTTCACTCGCATCGAATCTTTATTTGGAGGAAAGTCTTCAGCTTGTAGTTCTAACAACCAAGGTTGCTGCAATTTTGTTCTTTCTTGTTCAAGAAGAACATGCAATTTCTTCTTGGTTAATTTATTTTTATTTTTGTTATATAAATTTCTAAGACTTTTTACAGCATCAACTGTTAAATTGCTATATGCCTTCAAACTATTGCATATACTGCACATAGTTTGATAATTACTCAATTCATTCTTTCCACCAAAACATTTTGCTTTAATGTGATCTTTTGTAAATAAAACTAATTTTTCTTCTTCTTCGCCATATAGATTAAAATGAGGTGCTTCATCGTTTGGAAGACATTCAAGAAAAATACGAGTTCCTTTAAGGCCACAAGAAACACATGAACTCTGATTTTTAAAAAGAAAATATCTATCAGAATTCATTTTAACAATATAACTTATATCATTTACAATATATTCTTTTTTATTGTTTTCATTGCTAAAATAAGGAAATACTTCATCAAATTGAAATTCTCCAATTCTAACCTTTTCAACTTTGTTACGAAGTTTATCAAGTTGAATTAAAAGACGCACATCTTTCATATTATCATGAATGGGAATTTCATCAAGATGATGCTTGGCAATTTCCATAGCCTGTGCATAAGGTAAATCTGTATCAAAATCCCACATAATTGTGGCAGTAGCTCTTAACTTCATAATGTCTCTTTTTTTTCTACTATCATAGATTTAATAGCTTCAAGCTCTTGTTCTAATTTTTTATTGCTTTCAAGAACCTCATGCTCAATGCTTAAATCTACTTCAACTAATTCCTTTATTTCTCTAAATAAAGTTCTGTAAATAGCATCCTGTTTCATTTCTACACGACGCTGAGCCATTAGAATAAATGGCGCTTGAAATGCTGCAACTAAAGACAGAAAAAGATTCAACAAAACAAAAGGATAATCATCCCAAATAATTACACAAACATTAAGAAAAACCCAAACAACAATGAAACCTGCACCAAATCCTATAAACCACCATGATCCACCAAATTTAGCGACACTATCACTTAACTTTTCGCCTAAGGTGCGGTCATCGATGGGCTCCATATCACTCCTTGGCCAAAGACTTTGAAATATGTACACATACAAATTTCAAAAATCTCATAAACCAAGAATTCAAATAAATTCATTCATATCATCGATTTCGTATTGAACTTCTAGCATTCTATAAACCATCAAAGCACAGACCATCGTAAACATTCTGTCCTTAGATTTTTTAGAAAAATCTTTGATCCAAAGACCTATAACAGGATTTTTCTTTTTAAGTAATTTGAGTTGCCTTTTGACAAATTCAATGTCTGATATGTTTGCAACTTCACGCTGCAAAGAAAAACAAATCTCAGGATTTACAAAAGGAAGCAAGTCATCCATAATCTGGCCTCTTAAATTATGTTCAATTATAAGAAGCTAAATTCATAAAAACCAATAGTTAAAAATACACATAATAAAAAAAGTCTATTGAACAATAATTGTTCAATAAAAGTACTTCATACAAGTTTCACAAAAGACTCGTCTAAAACACATATTACTTCGCAATATAATCGGCTATGTAGAAGTGTCTAATGAATTTAAAACCAAAATGAAAGGGTTTGATCACATGAAAAGAAAAGGTTTTACGCTGATTGAATTGCTGGTTGTAATAGCAATTATAGCCATCCTAATCGGCCTGCTACTTCCAGCAGTACAGAAAGTTCGTGAAGCTGCGAATCGAATGAGTTGTACTAATAATCTTAAACAAATAGGTTTAGGTTTACATTCATTCGAAAGCATTTACGGTTACTTTCCAACAAGTGGCGAAGGCAATTCACCAACTTCACCGCCTTCTACTTGGATGGATGTCCATTCAACCTACACTCAACTTTTACCATTAGTCGAACAAGAAACTGTCTATAAGTCAATTAACATCAATTTACGATATAATCATCCTAGCAATATTGCAGCATATAAAAACAAGATTAAGACTTTTACATGTCCTAGCAATGGATATAGTAAAGATGATCCTTTGAATTATGGTCAGGCAGACTATATGCCTGTGGCTTATTGTGATATTGATCCCAATACTGGTGCTAGATCTACTCTAAGCACTCCAGCAACAACTGCAACATATCGCACTGCGGGACTTTTAACTTTGCATAACGGTGCTGCACCTACTGTAGCAATTACTGCTGGTAGTTCCAACCATACAGCTTTTTACACAAAAATGAGTCCTCGTCGCATTGCTGGTGTTATCGATGGAACAAGCAATACTGTTGCCATTATTGAAGACGCAGGTAAAAACCATGAATCAATAGCTCCTTTCATGGTTTCCAGCTATGCTGATGCTTGTGCTGATTGCATCGATAAATCTCCTAGTGGGCTTAGGAACAATTATCGATGGGGAGAACCTGATGTTGGCAATGGTGTTTCTGGACCTCACCAGTCTACCACCAGCACTCAAGCCAAAATCAACAACAACTCTACTCCGTTGGGCGGTCCATCTACTTGCCCTTGGAATTTAAACAACTGTGGTGCAAATGATGAGCCATTCAGTTTTCACAGTGGTGGCTGCAATGCAGTATTTGGTGATGGACATGTTCTATTCATAAGTGATACTATTAGCCCACAAGCTCTCAGAGGTATATTAACACCTGATTCTGGCGATATCGCTAATATTCCTTAAATTAAAAATTTAGGAACTGATAATATCAGCCCCATGTTGTTAGTTAACAGAAAAATTAAAAGGAAACATATTTTTTTTGTTTTCTTCAATTTCAAGTAACTTCTGACAAGCTTTCAAATTAAAAAACAGGCAAGGTTCTGGCTCACAAACTTCCCAGAATCCTGCCTGTATTTCTGTTTCCAGCTGTCCAGCGTGCCATTTACATTGACCAGTAAAAAAGCGCATTTTTTCTTCGGCAACATGACCCGATTCAAGAAGATGGCCAAAAGTATAAGGAGTTCCAAAGTAAACTCCTTCAGCAGCAACAGAATCCTTTTTAATTTTATTGTTTTTAACTTTTTCAGGAACATGATCTAACTTGGTGACATTTGCAAATTCAGGATATCCGTGAAGGAAATAAAGACCTTCAGTGCGATTTGGTCCACCTAAATAAATAGGAAATTCAATATCACCACCAATGATTATTTCTTTGGCTCGCACAAAAATGTCTGGCGGAGCGTTAAGAATGTCCCTCATATTGGACTTATTTAAAGGGCCAATATTTTCACCGCTAAGACAAACACCTATAGAACCTTTAAGAGTGTTTCTGAACACATAAACAACGCTAGACGGATTTGCAATAAATCCGGGTCCTTTTAGACGCTTGCTAACCAAAATCTTTTTAGAATATGACATACATTATTAGAGTTTCTTTATTGTCAGAAGTTGACGCTCACGACCATTAGAAACATTTTTTACCAAAAAAATATCATCAAAAAGACGAATATGCATATTGGTAAATACACCTTGGTTTACGATTAAAACTTGATCTCCATGTGAAAAAAAATCTAAAATAGCTTCGGTTAAATCTGTTACATCAATTGTAATATTCATTTTATAACACCTTGCCATCGTTAAGAATAAAACAACCCGACTTCGACAAATCAAGTTTGATGAAAGTAAAATGACCAGAATCTTCAATAGGAATACCAGCACGATTCAATTCATGCAACAATATTCTCTTAGCTTCTTTGACATTTGAAGCTACTATTATTGAAGAAACAGGGTAAGGCCAAACGCCTCTAAAGTCGTTGCAAGAATAAACTTTTAGTGTATTGCTACCGGTAAAATCATCTGGAAAAATATTCATGCCATCAGCCAATGGCGTACCAATAATGCAAAATTGCCAATATATTTTATTTTCGTTGTAGTTTCCTTGTATGCGAATAGTAGCAGTTTTTTCAAGAAAAACAATTTTAATTCGACTCGTAATATTTGGCTCGTCAGAGTAATAAAGCTCCAACTCAACGCTTTCACTCATGCCAGCACCAGTTCCACGACTAATTTTCATAGGAGAACTGATCTGATCAAAAAAAGACAATTCACCAGCCACTCTAATGCCATCCACATATTGATCAATAGGATAAATAGTATTGAGTTTATTCTTATCAGCCAAAGATTCCCAAGGATCATCTTCAAGAACGCTTACATGCATTTGTACATCACAATCCATGGATTTATAAGCATTTACTTTTAGACGGCCTTTAAAATTATATTTTATTTCCATGGAAATATTTTACCATAAAAAACACTTATTGTTTAGATCGAAAATTTCTTCTTGGTTTGTTTCTCCAATGCTTCAATAAGTTCATTAAAATATAAAGCTGGGCCGATACAATTGGCTGTTTGAGCATTGAGTCCCATTTGATCATTGATGTTGTAAGCGATCCAAGCAATTTTGGGCATGGTTGGATCAAAAAGATGACAAAGATCTGCTGGAACTTCACGACCAACTGCAATCCAGTCATTGCCCAAAGAACGAATTAAATTAAAATTAAGACTTCTGCCCATGAAAATCCATGTAGGAGTTCCAATTTTCCAACCATCATGCATGATACGAACAGGACTACGAGGAATGTGAGGAAAAGACTGAACTTCAGTACCATCAAGCATTTCGTGACTGTAAATCAACTCTTTAAGAACGCTTGATTCTTCGTTCTTTAAAGCAGAAGGATTTTCGTTGTAGCGAAGAACTAAATCATAAGCAGCGTGTGTCCAGTTGGGTTCTAAATTACTATCTAATTTACGCTTTTCGTAATGCTGCCAAATTATTTTAGATTTTTCTTCAAGAGTTTTACAATCCAACAAATCATCTCGCAACATATTTTGCCTCCATATGTAAAGAATGGAATCCGATATGAAAATTACCATATCGGATTCCATTCTAATACTCAGCTAAATTATAAGCCGAAAATGCCGTTCAAAGCATCTTTCTTCCTAGCTAGCTTGCCAGCAGCGTCATCGCTAGAGGCATAATCTAAATAAGAGGGATAAATCTTGGGCTGTATAAGCTTGAAAACAGCCATGATTTGATCCAACGACCTACAATAATTAGCAACCCTGTTCAAAAAACCTGCCTTAACTTTTGTATTAGAACTTCGCTCTAATACCAGATTTTTTTCCTCTGCAGTCAAGGGTTGCGGAACAGGACCGCTGCCATCCCACTTCACAAGATCACGCAGTTTCATGCCAGCAGCTTTCTGCTCAGTTGAAGATTCGACAAAATCTCGATTTTTATAAATTCCATCAAGAAGTTCGCTAAACGACTTGAATCCAACAACCGGACAAAAATCTAATTCATTGTCAACCAAGGATGCGGCATCTACAGGATGCAATCCATGATCTTCAAAAACTTTAATGTGATGATCACGAACAGCGACACCTTCAGGAACAGCAGGAAAATCTAAACTCAAACTGTCGCAAAAAAGCCACTTAAATTTATGATCATCTTTTCCATCTGCTCGTTTGGTAATTACTAATGGATTGCTAGGCTTACTTTTAAATTTCAAAATACGCTCAGCAACGATACGCAAAGCATAAGCATTGAATTCATTGCGCTCTTTTTCTAATCTTTTGACAATTGGATCAGAAAGCTCTTTGGCATCAGCCCAATTATTAGCCAAAGATTGAGCTTCTGGGGTAAGAGGCAGTTGCCACTCAACTGGCTTCTTGGTCTCAGGATTCTTTTGAGGAACTAAATTAGTCAGTTCATCAAGAACTTGAGAAGCAGTAGAGGTAACACGCACACCACGAATGCCAGAACGATTAGTCGGCATAATATATCAACTCCAATTAAACCAATCAATTCAGTAGAAACTAACCCTACCACTCTATGTGAGGCCAGACTGAATTTCTTTGGCAGAGCAATATTACCATTTGTAATTTTGATTGTAAAGCAGAACTAAAGTTTATTTAAAATTATTGTCTTCCCAAATTTTTACTTTATATTGTGCAGTATAATTTTCAAGAAGCTTTTTCTTCAGTATTTTATCAAATTCTTGCCCTTGATATAGACACATCATGATTGATATGTCTTGCTTAGAATCCTTTACACACTGAACAAACTTTTTTCTGTGAGCTTTATCTTGTAGCCTGTCATTTAAAGACTGATGTTGTGTGCCCAATGAAATAATTAAATTATCAAAATTGTTTTGTATTTCTTTTTTATGGTTCAATATATCTTTTTGAACTTCATCATGAATTAAAGTTAATTTATGTTTATAAGAATCGGCAGCTAAACCAATAATATCATCCATATAGCCATCGAGAGCAACTTCATAAAGCTTATAAAGAGGCTTAATCAAAAAATCTACAGCACGGTGTCGTTCAACATACCAAGGAGTTTTTAACTTAAGAATTTCGCCATTTTCAAAATGACAAACATATCCTTCAAATTCTTTTATGTTTAAAAAATCAAAAATATAAGGAAAAGCAATATTGAAAACCTTGGCCTTATCAGAATACTTATCTTCAAAAATATATTTACCAGTTTTACGATTTCTAGAAATAAGATAAACAAGTCGTTGTTGATTATACTGAACAACAATTTGATTTTTAGGAGATACAAATTCAAATATAGGAGTCAATCCATTTTGTATAGACTCTAAAATTTCATTTTTAAGCTTAGTATTGTTTTGTGCTATAGACAAAGCTTCTTTGGCTTGAACTGTATCTATAGAGCGACATGTTGATGCTACTAAATCACCTTTAAGCAAATAAAAATGAATCATGCTACCATCTAATTTTTCATAAATAGTAGCTTGTTGATTTTGGTATAAGTGAAAAGCTGACTGAGGATTTTGATTCAAGTTATAAAACTTGTGCAAAGGTAATGATAATATTTCTTGCGTATGCAAGCAAAAAGTAACTCCTCGCATATTGCGACGAATCCATGCTTTTCGCTTAGCCTCTTCACTATTGTCTTCTGGCAAAAAAGAGTCAGAAAGAACAATTATATAATCAAAACAAACAGTATCCTTAGTTTGCTTAACAGCAAATTCAGTTCTGTCAACAAGAGCTTCGTAGGCTTCTTTTAAAGTGAACATAGGGGCTATTATATCAATGCTGTTGACTTTTTAAAGTCTAAAACAAGCTTTCCTCTGGGGCATCATTATCATAATCAAGATCTAGTTGCGTCACTCGTTCTCTAATCCATTCGAGACCTTTTTCTTTTAATTGTCTAACTCTTTCCTTGGTGACGCCAATCTCTTCGCTAATTTGCTCAAGAGTCTTTCTATCACGACCATTAACGCCGTAATAGTTTTCTAAAACAAAAGCTTGTCGCACACGATCAGTTCCAAGATTTTCCCTAACCATTACTCCAATCAGTTTAAAGATAAGCTTTTGACGAGTAATGTGAGCCTTTTCCTCTTCTATGCCAGAACTACGACCTTCAATCATATCTGCATTTTGATCGTCAAGACTGTTGAATTTTTCTGAAAGATTTGCTTTTAATTTAGCATCCCTAAAATAATTCTTTTTTATAACCCATGTAGCGTATGTGCTAAAGCGATATCCTAAAGTCCAATTAAAGTAATCAACAGCTTTTAGAACATCAAAATAAGCATCTGAAAGCATTAAATCACTTTGATATAATTCTTTGTTAAAACTCATGCGATGTTTCATAATCTGAGTTGCAAGTCTAAAGTTTGATTGTGCAATTTGATTGCGTACCTCGATAGACTTTTCAATAAAATTTTCAGCGTTTTTAATTTTTTGATAACAAGGATCATCATAATTGATAGAAGCAATAATAGTTTTAGCTCTATACTTGTAATAATTCATTTTTCGAAAAAGATGTTGCTCTTGTGCGAAATTTAAAAGAGGACTTTCATAACAAGGAAGCATTTCAGGATTGACCTTACCAGAACGAATTTTAAGAATTTTACTTATACCTTTTTGAAACGCTTCAAATTCTGGAATTTCAGCTGTAATAGACTTGTGTTCTTTAACATCATCAAAAGAAGAATGATGAAAACAACGAATAGTTGTCTGAACAAGCTTTTGAGCACGCTGATTTAAATCATGGTTCATTAAATATACTCCTCATTACTTATAAGGAGTATATACCCTCATTTTGATGCACCCAAACAACATGCAAGATTTTAAAAAATATTTAAAATTAGTTGGCTGTAAGTGTGTTGTTCAACATGCAAGCTAATGTGTGCAAATCGTTAATGTAATTTCCAGTATTAACATATGCCATGTTATTAACGAAAAAACTTAATTCTGGACAGGGGTTAAGTTTTTTTTCATTTATCAAACGAGAAGTACATGCAAAAAAATTGATACGATCTCCATTGCGACTGTATAATTCTGCTTGTTTTACCAAATGTTCATTGCGTCTATCGCAAAACTGTTCTGCATTAGAATAGTAGTATAAAGCGCTTGTGTCGTCTTTTAAACGATCATATAGCTCACCAATAAATACCATACAAACATAAGCAGTTTCATCCCAAAATTTAGGCTTTTTAAATTCATGAAATTGATGGGTTAAGTCTAAATGTTTTTTAAAATAAAAAATAGATCGCCGACAACATTCAATCAATTGATCCTCACCAAAAGGAAATGTACTTCGAAAATCAAAAGCGGCATCACGATAACTTTTAGCCAAATAAAAAAGATGATAAAGATCTGTGGCCATGCTCTTTTGATTCAACAAATCTTTTTCTAACTCTAACGCATCAGTAAAAAACTTTGTTGTGTTACGCCATGTCTGGCCATCACTGTAAACAATATGACGAAAACTAGTAGGTAAATTAACTCGTTGAAAACTTTCGCCAATATTTTGCTGATCTAAATAAATTGTTTCATGGCGTTTATCATGCTTGAAGCGCCACGGTAATTTAGAGTTCCATAGCCAACAACGATAATAATTAAAATTATTTTGTTGAGCAAAAATTTGAAAGCTTTGAACGCTTTTGTTATCGAGAATAGACCAATCAAAAGCATCATCTACAACAAGAGCTTCGTCAGCATCGATTCTAAGAATCCAATCACAACCATGATCATGACTCAAACATGTTTGAAGAGCGTGATCACGATTGATGCCGGGAAAATTCCATGGAGTGGAATAAAGAAATCCGGGTATATTCTTTTGATTAAAAAAATTTTCAATCAAATCTTGAGTGCCATCTGTAGATCCATTATCTTGAATAACCCAATAATCAATATATTTATAACAAGACTCCAACATGCGAATAATTATGTGTGACTCATTTGCAACCATTGTGTTAAGACAAATCTTCGCTTTTTTAACAAACATAGAAACCTCAGTCTTCTGAAAAATAAATAGGAAGATCTGGAACTTCCAATCCTTTGTTCTTCATCTCATTACGAATAAGCATTGTTGCCAAATGAAGCATTGAAACCGCATTATAAGCATTTATAGCATTAAATTCAACTTGAACACCTTGCATAAATTTTTCAGTAATTGGTGTTACATAAACAAATGGATTATTGGGACGATTTCTTAATTCTTTTTTTAACTGTGCAGTAGTTGCAAGCTCCAAATCAGCCATAACCGATCTTGATTCCGCTTGACGAAGAGATCGGAGAAGAGAAAGACGATGAAAAAAATAAATAATAGAAGCAAGCAAAGCCCCAATAATGAGGCCACCATTAAAACCTAAAAATTCCATATCACCCCTCTACATAATAATTATTTTCTTGGCCAAAAACCATTAAGCTGAGCAGATCCACGCAAATCTTGCATAAAAAGATATGCTTCTGCTTTTTTGTTCTCTAACAAAGACCAAACTTCTTTAGAAAGAGGATGACGAAATAAAGTAACGCTTTCAAGATCAATAAGTTTACGATTAAATAAATTAGAATCTACACCTTCTATGCGATCTAAACTTATAAGATCATCGTGTCCTACTTCCCATAATTCGCCATGAATTTTGGTATCTAAAGACATTCCTGAACGAGCACTGGGGCAAGATTCATCAATTACTGCTGGGAATCCACCATAATGGTACATTCCATATTTTGAAACAGTTATTGCTGTTCCCAAATAACGACATTGATCTAACGCATTATTGCGTACATGACCGTTTTTTAATGTACCATAAACAAACAAAAGCATAGTCATTCGTCTCTCCTGCCATAAGAGGCCATATCAGTCAGACACATAATTGTGAGACATGATAAACCTACGGCTATTATAAAAAATACAAAAGAACCTAGTTCATACATCATTTGGAAGAACATGTTTTATAGTAGTAACTATAAATCTCTAAAAGTTTCTTGCTTAATTCGTCTTGTGGCAAAGGACACAAGGAATCTATTTGAAATTTACGATCCAAACGCAATAAAGCTTCTGCCAAAATTAGATTAAAGCTTAAGCCAAAATATCTAAAAGTAAGCATTAAACGATGCTTCTCAAAACTGGTTGCATTATCAAATAACTGAATCATAGTCTTTCACCTCAACAGTAAACCGATTGGCAAAAGCAGTAAAAAAATTCAGAATCAGTTCTTCTGTTGATGTATTAGCATCAAAATAACTTTTTTCTTGCATATATTGCAAACAACCTAAAAATCCATGCCAGAATTCACTGGTTGCAAGAACATATCGAGTTGAAAAATAACCAGAATATTTTTTTTCAATTTTTTCACGCAAAGATTCAATCATTGCAGCACGATCATATAAATTTGTTACAGGCTCTGTAAGATTAAAAATATCAGATTTAGTTAATTCACAAACTAAATCTGACTCTGTTTCAAAGTTAGCTTTAGGCAAAAGACTAGGAGTAAGCCACATACAACGCTCTTGAGGCTTCAATTGTGAAATAAACTTTTGAAAAATTTTCACACGATTGTTTTCATCTTCTTTAAGAGGAAGACAAATAAAACCTAATTGACTAATCTTAGATGTGGCTTCTTCAGAAAGATTATATCCTATAATATATCCAGTAAGTGAAAGCGATTTTGCAGTTCTAAGCCAATTAAGGCCTTGAGATTCCCAATTTTCTGAACTGAAATAAGTTGCAACTTTATAATCCATGTTTCCTAATTTCCCAAAGGGTTAGACAAAAAGATGTCATATTCTTCTAACTCATCTAAACAAATAAAATTTGTTCCTTCTACTGTTGCCTGCCAACTTTTGTGATGATGACCAAAAAACCAATACTTTGGTTTATAAACATCAAACATATAGTCCAGCATAAGAGAAGTTGCACTGGGAGGTATAGGATTGCCTTTCCACAAGGACAAAGTACTTACCTCAGGTATAATTCTCTTCGGACATTCATGAGAAATTACAATTTGCGGCTTGGATGCTATGTACGCATCCAAAGCTTCTACCATCTTGACATAAGATAGCTGCTCGTCAGGCCACCAATCTATACCAATTTTCCTATATTCTTTATCAATACTATGCCCGCCCCTTACAAAATAAATAGGAGCTTCACCGGGCACTACATGCAAACCATAATCACCAAGAAAATGAGATGTCTGATTAACAAATATATTATTTATTTTTTCATAATTATCATGATTTCCACCTAAAACTTTGTGACTGTCAGAGGAAAGTTTTGTAAGCAAATCATATCTGAATCCTAAATCACCTAATTGGATAGAGAAATCAGCTTCTTTAGCAATATTTAAATATTCATACATCTTCCCATGACAATCACCGATGAGTCTCAATATTTGCGTCATTTAAGATACCAGAGTTAAGCTGCTCTATTTTTTGTAAAAATAGCTGTTCCACCTTCAACGACTTCTTTTGTTACTACAACGCTTTCTCCATCATGATCTGATAAATGGTACATAATTTCTATCATGAAACTTTCCATGACGCTTCTGAGACCACGAGCTCCAGTGCCTTTATCTATAGCCTTTTTAGCAATCAAAGACAATGCCTCGTTTGTAAACATTAGTTTAACATTATCTTTATGACACATTTTCTGATATTGTTTGACTAAAGCATCTTTTGGTTCAGTCAATATCTTAATCATCGCTTCTTCATCAAGACCCTTCAAAGGAGTAATAACAGGAAGACGACCAATAATTTCAGGAATAAGACCATACTCAATAAGATCGTCCTCGGTTACATATTCCAAAATCCATTCGTTTTCATCTTTTTTTGCAGAGGGATTAAAACCCATGGTGGCTTTGCCAATACGACGACGAATAATCTCATCGAGACCAACAAAAGCACCGCCACAAATAAATAAAATGTTTGTTGTATCAATTTGAATGTATTGTTGTTCGGGATGTTTCCTGCCCCCTCCCGGTGGAACATTACAAGTTGTGCCTTCAAGCATTTTCAACAAAGCTTGTTGAACTCCTTCACCGCTTACATCTCTAGTAATCGAAACATTTTGTGAAGTTTTACCAATTTTGTCTAACTCATCTAAAAAAATAATTCCAGTTTGAGCCAATTCAACTTTAAAATCTGCCTCTCGTAATAATTTTAAAACAAGATTTTCTACATCTTCGCCAACATAACCCGCCTCTGTCAATGTGGTTGCATCACCAATTGCAAATGGAACTTTTAATATGTGTGCTAATGTGCGAGCAAGAGATGTTTTGCCACAACCAGTTGGACCGATGAGAAGAATATTGCTTTTTTCAAGAGTAACATCAGCAAAAAGATCATCATCCCGATCTAAATTATTATCTTGAAGTCTTTTGTAATGATTTGTAATGGCTACAGCCAAAGCTTTTTTAGCACTATCTTGTCCAATGATAGACTTATCAAGATAAGCAACAATTTGCTTGGGAGAAGGAATATGATTAGAAATAAATGTTAAAGAAGGAGATTTCATCTTTTGAACAACCATAGTTTGGCATATATCAACACAACTGCCACAAATATAAACCTTACCACCAGCAGGTCGTCCATTTTGTTCTTTATCAGAGACAGGACTTTCTACTAATAGGCCAACCTGAGAACTGGGTTTGCCACAGTAATCACAGACTGGGCTTTTCTTTTTACTCATGCTAACCTCAAAAAGACATGTTGAACGAAAGTACTATACCAAAAAATCTAAAATAAATACACGCCAATATTTAAATAGTGCCTAAAAATAAAAAAAGGCGCTCAAAGAGCGCCCTTTATTTAATTGTTTTAGGTTAAAATTATTGAATTAAAGCCTCCATAGCTCTAATGGCATTTTTAACCTTATCAATTCCACCAAAACTTTTAGAAAATTGCTGAAACGCAAGTAAATCAGCAATTGTAAGCTGTTTAGAATTTCGAGAATCAAACAAAGCATCTTGACCATGTTGTTTTTTTCGGCTCAAAACTCGATGCAATTGCTTCATCTTGTTCATAGCCCTCTGACGCACCCCATATATGGCATTAGGATGCATTTGGATTCCTTCATTCTGTAAAGCTTGAATTACCTGTTGACGCCAATCATCAGGGCAATTTTTATCAAAAGCCCCGATCCTTTCCAAGACATCTCTAACAAAATGTGTTTTTATGATTTTCTTTTCTGAATTTTCCATATGACACTTCCTCATTAAAAAGGTTAAAAAGGTAATTATTTTCCAACATATTGATATTCACGAGTTTCATCATTCTTTGTATAAAAACCACGATTAACAAGCTTTTGTAAGCTCTGATAAACCATGTTGCTAAAATTCTTCGACTCGGTTGAATATCCAGATTCTTGCACCATTTCGGCAAGCTCTTTATAAGTGACAGAACGACCAGCGTTTTGCTGACCAAGCATAATAAGAAGTGAAGGAAGCTTCATATTCTTTTCATTATCAGAAAGTTCTCGGCGAAGCTTTGAAAGATTAGCAACTCGTCGCTTGCTGGTCTTCTCATTATCTTCGTCACTATCATTAGCAGTAGCACCAAAAACAGGAAGATCCTTTACATCCTCACCATGAGTATGTTTAGCTTCCAAAGCAATTAACTGCTCAATAAGAGCCAATTGCTTTGACTTAGTTTCGATCTCAATCTTCAACGCATTCAACTGATTTTGCCACTGAGACATATTGCACCTATTCCCGTCCGTACCTGAAATGCTGTTAGTCACGGACAAATACTAACAACACATTTGATAACTCTCCCGATGAGTCATCAATATTATTAAACGCCTATTTACTTTGATTGTATAGCAAAAAATAAAAATACTGTCCATATCAATAAAAAAAATCGATAACTAACTCCTTAGATAGTGAGTACAGCTTGGCTCAAGGAATCAGGCACGAAAGGAAGTAAAATGCTCGTACTAAGTCGAAAAAAGGATGAAACGATTATTCTTAAAGGCCCCGGCATGGAAGATATCAAAATCACCGTGGTCCGTATTGATAATCGCAACAAGGTCAGAATAGGCATTGAAGCTGATAAAAAGATCACTGTGTTGCGTTCAGAACTTGAAGGAAATAACATCGAGATTGACCCTCGTGCTCCTATTGGGCAAATTTCAGCAGAAACAGCATGATTTTTTAAATTTATATTGATAATATAACCCCTTTTATAGGGGTTTCTTTTATTCGTTGTTATATTTGATATATGACTTATGTGCTACTCCGAGTTTTTTCAATAAATTTAAAAACTCTTCGTGAGTATAGCCATGATCAGAAACAAATGTATAAACAAGTATAGCTAGAGCATCGTCTATTTTTAAATGCCATTTTAATTGCTCAAGAGACCAATTTTGACGACGAATATGCCAAGCTGCTGATAATAATTGATTTAAATCGCTAGAATCAAAAACCTGATTGCAATGGGAGCAATTTGTGAGCCCATCTTTTAAGATATGCTGAAGTTGGTAGCCGCAATGCGGACAAACTTGGATCATTAAATTATGTATGCCTTAAAAAACAAAAAGATAAAGCTCGATATTAAAACCGAGCTTTATCTTATATTTTTTAAAAAACTTAATTACTTTCCGTAGTGATTACGCAAAGTGCTTTCCCAATCATCATTTCCTGTCAAAACATTTTCAGTTAACAATTTGTTAACTAAACGCAAAGCATCAATATGAGCTTTAAAAGTCCCACTATGACAAGAACCATTATTTCGAATTAAACCGTTGATATATTCAACACCTTTTTTAATACTTAAACCTTTTAATTTAGAAGCAGATTCAGTTTTAGCCCTTTTTCGAGGAGTACTGCCACCCATTTGTTCTGCGGCACTTCTAATATGCTTAGCTGTTGCTACAGGACGAACTTCTTTAGCTTTGTCAGTTAATTTACGAACATCTGCCTTTGCAAGAGAAAGGTCGTTATTTGCATCATTTAAGTCTTCTTCACTAGAAGCAAAGGCTACAGAGCCTTCTGCCAATTCTAAGGCTTCCATAGACTTATCCATTTTTTTCTTAATTCGCTCAATTTTGCGTTCACAAGTTTCGGCAGCAGCCTCGGTAGCCATAGTTCGAACTTGATTACGCATTTCGACATCTTCAATTTTGACGAGTTCCTCAGCAGAACCACGATCAATTCGACCTTCCAAAAGATCGGCAAGACTATTTGAATCAAGACCATCGATCAAACGATCAGTTTCTGCAAGCCATTTTTGGTCTTGTTGTAAAATGTCAAGAATTTGACCATCAGTAGCATTAGCTTCACGCAATTTAATGACTTCTGCAATTTCATGACCATCTGTCAAGTTAATACGAGTCTTGTTCTCTGCCCAAGAAAGGGCAAGAGCTTCAAGATCATCACTGACTGCAAAAACTTGGCACAGAACATATTCATAAGCTTGATCAGCTGTAATTTTCTGATAAGTCCATGTTCCATTTTCAACGGAAACACCTCGTGGATCAGTAACTTCTTCTTTTTTGCGAATAAGATAATCAAGGGAACGATAACGACGATCTCCACCAAGGATCATTGGAACAAGCTTTTCGCCATCTTCAACCCAACGACAAACGAGTGGATTAAGCAAAGTTCGATGTTTGATACTATCCCGTAAATCTTTACAAAGCTTTTTATCAAGCAAATCTGCTTGTCCCCGTTCTACCAACATTCGAGGATTTTTAAATTTATATGAACCTTCTGATGATTCTTTTGCATCAGGGGTTTTGATGGCACTAAAAGGAACCATGAAAAGATTTCCATATAAATGTTTACATCCTTGAGGTAAACGCTGCATTGGGAAATCTTGCGAATCAATATTCTTCATCATACTTGTTATCCTTAACGAATGGACACACGAAACTCCCTTGGAAACACTCCAAAGGTAAATTTGACGCCTAAACAGGCGGCGTGTCAGACAGCGAGGCTCCATCACCTCGCTCTGGACGATTACATGAAGTGATCTTACCTAAGAAGTTATTTTTTGTAAAGCTGTCTGTCGTAAATAAAACATGGAAGAAAAAAAGTTTGTAAACACCGAGAAAATTCAGCAAGAATTTAACGATTACAAGAAATTTGCCTTTGGTAAAAACTTGTTTGCCATGGCTCTTGCACTAATCATGGCAAATTCTATGCAAAAATTTGTGACGGCAATCTCTGAATCTATCATCATGCCAATCATAAAATTTACAGTAACAGCAACTGGCGGCGATTGGAGACTGTTAATTTTTAGCCCGACTAATGGTATGGACTTTGAAATTGGTAAATTCATTGGCAGTTTCCTTGAATTTACCATTACTACTATTCTTTTGTATATCATTTACATAAAAATCATAAAACGATTTGATCCAGAAGCTAGCATTCACTAAGAACAAACAAAGTCAGATTGACATTTTTTACAAAAAACTTCAGGAGCATTTGGACTATCTGGGCGACGGCCAGATCGAATGCTGTTATATGGCGGAGGACATTGACATTGGTATTTTAAAAAGAAAGACTTTATTGGCTTAGATTGATTCCTTAAATCAATAAAATTCTTCATTTGTTTTTCAAAATTCTTTACACTAACTGGAATATTTTTAAGAACAAAGATAAGTTTATTTAATTTTTCTGGAACAGGATCAATATGATCCTCTTTTAAAGAAGAAGGTATATTTGTTTGAGTGATGCTCCAGCCTTGAGTTTTGTGTCGCAAAACATAGAATCCAAGGTTTGCTGCAACAGAAGCAAATTCCAATTTGTGATATTGGTTGGCAGAAACATCAACAATGTTCTTATTTTTATTTAAGATATGAACCATTTCATGGATTAAGAAGATTCCAGTGTTTATAAGATTTAAATCGATGAAATCGGCCCCTATGTGCAAGATGTTCGTCTCGCTCTCCCACCGCATCGCATATTTGCGATTCATTCGATATTGAATTTGAGGTGAGGACAAACTCCCTGCAAAAAGCTCCTTGTTCAGATAGTTGTATATCTGCGTTATTATTGAAATCACTATTTAAACCCTCATTCCTTGAGATTGACACCTGTTGAGCTTGATAAACAACTTTGCTACAAGAGGAACAAACTAGGTTCAATGTATGGTCAAAAGTAAAGCCATTGCTGATTGGTAAAATTTCATGACAGTGCGGGCAACTTCTCGGTTTTGACATTGTTTTCCTTTTGAATTTTATCGTAAATTTCTTTACGATGAACAATTACTCGTCTATCACCATCAATTCCCAACATGACTTCGTTCTGAGTTATCTTTATAACGGTAACTTTCATATCCCCCACCATAATGCTTTGATCGATTCTGCGCTTTAAAAGCAACATCTTACAAATCCTTTCGCTTGATGATTTAAAATGAAAAAAGCAATTTTGGTCAAGCAAACCAAAAGATAGCAAACCCTAATCTAAAAATAAAACAAAATCAAGATCAACTAGAAACAAAAAAAACGACCTACTTTAAAGTAGGTCGTCTAGGTAATTGGGGCATTTTATTCTATATTAGAACAGTCTTTGAAGACAAACGGTAATTGCAGGTACAAAAGCACCTGAAGTACCGGAGCAAATGCCTAAAGCCTGTTGATTGCGAGTACATTGGGCTGTGAAATATTTCCAAGTAGTCATTGTATATGTTCCGTCATCTTTTTTGCAGCGCATGAGAGTGTCTCCTTTATAAGCTTAACTCATATTATATACTATTCTTGTGCTTTATTTTCAGGCTTTTCAAGCTTAGACTCTTTTACTTTTCGCAATATTTCTTGCACCTTTTTATTGTTATCTAAATGTTTAAGTGTTCCACGACCCTCATGCTGAACCCAACTAGAATTACAAACAGCTTGAAAAAAACCCTTTTCCTTCATGGCCTTAGCATAAACTTCGACCTCCACACCTGCATATGGGTATTCGGGCAATAAACCAACAGTGTTAAACAATTGTCTATGAGCAAAAACACAGTAAAATGGTAAAAATCCTTCAGTCAAAATAATATCATCCTTATAAGTTGCCTTATCTGCTTTCAACAATGGATTGTCTACAACCGGGTTGTTTGTTAAAGGTGCTATCATTTTTACACCTTTACTTTTTAATTTATTCATCGAAGTGCCAAGATTGTAAAGCCAATTAGCATCACTAATTCGCACATCAGAATGAAGTATGCAAACCCAGTTTATATTATCACTAAAAGGATATCTTAAAGCATTGTTAACAGCGGCACCAAAACCACTATTTTTTTCATGAATGATAAAGCGAAGACCGGGAATTTTCTTTTCTTCTAACTGCTTAATAAAATCTGGATTTTTAGATCCATCATCAACCAAAGTTATCAAATAACGATTCCGCTGAACAGTCAAAAAAATATCCTGAATCAAATTCACCACTTTAGTAGACTGATTATAAAAAGGGATGATAATTTCAACAGGCTGCATATTAAAACTGTCTGCAACTACAGTTCGATTTATTGCTACTATATCTGCCATTAGTCTTCAAGCCTCTTTAAAAAATTGATGATTTGCTCTTCAGTGACGACTTTTATTGCTTTTGCATCATTTTTAGAAGCCAAAGATTCTAAATTTTTGTAATCAGCATAATTTCCCACTGCACAAAGAATGATATCACAATCATAGTGTCTTCCTTTGTTCTCCAAAAAACCAGACAAAAACTGTGAACTCATAGTAGATTTATATCTATCTGTAAAAAAAATAACTCGTTTGCGAACATCATCTGAATATTCACCAATAGTAGTTACTGCTCTCCTGATTTCATCTCTCATTGACCTAGAAACTGGCTCAACATATTGAATCAATTGAGCATGACTTTCCGAAGCATTTCGAGGCATTTTATTATCTGGATGCGCTACATAAACAATGTTTTGTGAGCCATTTGTGGTAAATTCCCTAAGTTTTTGAACGATTATATCAAAATACTTTTTACCGCCTGCTTCTCGTTGAGATGTAAGATCAAAAACAACAGACAACACAAAAGGCGAAGAAATACGAAAATCTTCCACAACTACCCCGATTCATATTAAACAAACTATAATTTAAGATAAGTAACAGAGAACAAAAACATGGAAATCAAAACAATAAACACCTTTATCTCTCAGCTTGAAAGCATGCTTGCTTTTATGAAAAATTTAGCTGAAACTAAAGGAGTGTTTCAAAAAAATCCTGAAAACGAAGAGGATAGATTACGAGAAATAACAGAACTTAGAATTCTTTGCAAATCAAAAGATTGGCCAGAAGCCGTTGATGCTGATTTTATTAACCAAAATAGCTTTGAAGATAAAGTAAATCAAGCTTCCAATATTATCAGCACTCTTGTTACATCTGATATTATAGATAAAAAAGTTTTAGATTTTGGAACTGGCTCTGGGTATTTGCCATTTGTTATAGCGAATCTTTTCTTTCCTCAAATGGCAATTGGATTTGATCTTAAAGATAATAAATGGAATGATTTTGAAAAAATGGATTGTTTAAAATATACAACCAATTGGCAAGATGTGATTGACATGGGGCCATATGATGTCATCATTTTAAATGATGTGATTGATCATTGTGAAAATATTAACTTCAATAAAATTAAATCAATAAAAAGTGAAAGCGGAAGAGTTTTTGTGCGTTGTCACCCTTGGTGTAGTCGCAATGGAGCACATGCTTATAAAGATCTCAACAAAGCATTTATACATCTTGTATTTAATGAAGAAGAATTGCTCAAAATGGGCATAAAAACTCAACCAGTGCAAAAACTTTTTGACCCAATTCAATCATATAAAAAACTTTTTGCCGATGCAGGACTTAGCATTCTTAGAGAAAACATAAATAAGCGTGATGTAGAATTCTTCTTCATTCAAAATCCAACAATTCAAAAGCGCATCAAAGAGAAATGGATGAAAAGCACAAATCCAGAATTTGCAAATGGTGATTCTTTTCCGAAATCACTTCTTGAAATTGAATCAATAGACTTTACTTTAATGTGAGTTCTTTTTCAGCATTAACCCAATCTTCATTTGCTGTGCCATCAATACCTAAAGAAAGTCTTTTTTCATAAATGCTTTTAGCTTTTTGCTCAATAAGCGGAGTTAACTCTTGCTCTAATCTACGCATGGATTCAACAAAGCTGTGGCCATCTCGTTGATATTCTTGCAAGCGAAATATTTGATCAAGATTAAGACCTTCTGATTTATCTGCCCAATCTCCATTCAGTAATTTTCTTCTCACTTCCAACGAAGGATTGCCAAAGTTCTTTGTATATTTAAAACGACTAGGGCGATCCTTAAGTGCCGCATCAACATGATCAATGTTGTTAACTGTCATGATGAAGATTACACCTTCGTATGAGTTAAAAACACCATCTAGTCCATTCAAAATAACATCATAAGTGAAACGCACCATGTTCTTTTCTGAACCACCAAAAAGACATTCTCGGCCTTTGAAATAATTGTCAAAGTCTTCCATTAAAACTATGCAATTTGGAGGAATGTTAGAAAAAACTAAAAGCAAATCATGATTGTTCCATTGAGGATCTAAAGTAAAAATCATGATCGGCAATCGATATTTAGTACAAAGATACTTAACCAAACTGGTCTTTCCATTTCCCGGAGGGCCATACAACAAAGCTCCAGTTTTTTGTCGTTTTCCAGCAACCACTTGAGAAACCTCTTCATCAATATCTTTCCACAAAAAAGAATCAACAATAGGTTCTGGAGCTTGATTCTTAAGAGCACCAATTTTATCAGCATGATAGGGCAATAAAATTTGAACAGGAACGCCATTTGTGGCAAGAGCAATTTCTTTCAAAGTAACATTAAGAAAATGCCTTAAAGTGTTATAGTTCCAACGCATACATGTAATAACAGTTACAAAATCTTTAGATTGCCAACCAGCTTGCATTAAACGCTCGTTATGACTAAGATAAAACCACGGTGCTTTTTTAGACATGCTAATTATTGTATATTGAATTGGATGACGCACTTTTGTTGTGAATTCTTCGGTAACAATAAATTTAGATTCATTTAAAAAATAATCATAAATCATTTTGTATGTATTACTATCAACACGCACCTCAACAAGAATGATGTAACGAACGAAAGCAAATAATCCAACCAAAGATGCTGCAATCGTGATAAAAGATGTCATGATCAAATATCCAAAAAGTTGCCAAACGCCAATTGCGTTTTAAAAATAAAAACAAACAACTTAAAGAATATAATCTAAAATGTTAAAATAATCTAGTCCATATCGTTTTCTAATTCACAATTCCAATAAGCTTCGCCTATAAAAGTTTGCCAACTATCAACCCTTATATCTTCAATTAAAAAATTGTATTTTGGACGAATAGGCTTTTTGAGCAGCTTCATTCTTGCTTGCTCTGGGGTTCGACCTGCTTTGCGAGAATTGCAATCAGTACACGCTACAACAATATTTTCCCAACATGTTAAACCACCTTGACATCTTGGAATAACATGATCAAGAGATATTTCATTCGTATTCTTAGATTTACCACAATATTGACATGTATAATTGTCACGACGATATATTGTTCGACGGTTATAGCTCACTCGATGCATTGGAGGACGATTGTATTTTGTATATTGTATAATTTCAGGAACTCGAAAGACTGCAGTTACTGTACGAATTTTTAATTCATTTTCAGATGGCTTTAATTTACTCCAATCTTCCCAAGTGTAATTAGCAAAATCATGAACAGCATCAATTATTTTGGCTTTAGGCGTGCCATCTGAATATGTTGCAAGCAATTTAGAAAGGGCTTTTTCTAATGTGACAACCGAAACCGGTTGCCACGATTTATTGAGAACGAGCACTTTACGGTTAGCTATCACAAAACCTCCATTGACATATTTATTGATTTATGTCAGGAGTATTACAAGCTTTTTTACCGTATTAAGGTATGCGCCAGTGATAAAAAGATTGAATAACAAACTGATCTTCATTGCAAATCAAATCATCACGCCAGTGATGCATTTTAGTACCAGCTATCATAACTCCATCTCCTACCTGAGTATTCACTGAAGCAATTTTTCCATCAACCTCAAAATATAAAGGCCATGGCTTTTCAATGTTACTATAAGTGCAAAGAGACAATGTTATATCTAAACCTGCACGATCTACATGGCGGAGCATTTTTCCACCATTAAAATAAAATCTTACAAAAGAGTTTTGAGCCTCTAATCCCTTAATGCCTGTTGCGTTTTCTATGATTGGTGTTAATTGATGAAGAAGTCCTTCGAATGGAGGCAAGCCTCCAATTCCATATGATCTACCAAGACATTCTTTTTGAGACTCACATTCCATCTGGTTGTTTTTCAATTTTTCAAAAGCAAACTGATTCAACATATCACATTGATCAGCTTTTAACATTTGCGGGAAATAAAAATACATATAAGCATTCCTATAATAGTTTTAATTTTCCTAAGGGTCCGTTTTCTCCAGTCAATAAATCTATTGCAGCTTCATTGGCAGGCCCAATAGCTAAACAAGTATTGGTAGGATTTTCCCATTCGGTCAAACCATCGTCTGTGATCAAATAAACAGGAAGCCCCATTTCTTCGCCTCGTTGCTTTAGAAGCAATAAATCTGATTCACTATCAACCCTAAGAACTATCTTTTTTCGATTATTAAGATACCATTCAAATTGCTCTGCGGTCATTTGAAATGAAACATTTCCATAAGCATCAACATGATTTTGAAAGCTAGAAAAAAAATCAGCCAAAGCTGCATGTCCAGCCTGTGCCATTTTTTTACCCATTCGACAATTTAAATCATGTCGCCACACAATAACTTGCTTTACGCTCATGTTCCACACTTTAAATCAGAAAATTTTTGTAAAATCCATTCACCATTAGTTGAATTAAAATTCCGTCTATGATTTTTTCGACTGCTAACTATATGATTAACCCATGATTTAACATTGAGATAATTTTCAAAAATCTTTAAATAGTCAGTTAATTTATCACGATCAAATTGCATGAGATTTTTGTACTCTATAACGGTGATTCCATGAACTTTGCACATTTCAACTAATATTTTTTGATACAACAAAAAAGCAAACACATTTTCTTCATAAGTTGAACGATTTTCACTTGTGAATTTTTTTATGGCATCTTTAATCCAATCGGACAAACTATCTAAATTACACAACATAGATTGATAAATTGCATCATACCAAGAAGAAACTTGTATGGTACGAGATCCCGGAAGAGATTGTCTAACATCTCGAATAAAAGCAAAACAAAAGAATTTATCAAAAAAATAAGGAATCTTAAACGCTGAATAATTTTCTTTTGTAAAATTAAAATTTGTCTTTTCCCAAGTTTGTTTAAAAACCTTGTCACAAGATTCATAATCAAAATGTGCTATATTTTTATAATTGCCAACATACTCACTACCAAATGCTTGCTTAATAACATCTCTGTGTTGAATATTAACGGCTGGATTGAAAAATTCTCTATTATAAATTAAATCTAGATTGCTTTTCTGAATAGTAGATACAAGCCAGTCTGAACCACAATTTGGCATGCTCAATATAAGCAAAGGTCTGTTCAAAGAAAAATCTCCAAATTTTAATTAGCCCTTAGAAGTCTAGTGTTAACAATAAATGGAGTATTGTTACTTATTATTATAGCTACAGTTGATGGAGATCCAGATGTTGTTTCCATTCTTCTAAATTCACGAATTTGACCACTCTTGCCAGCATGAGGCCCAGCCGTCACAGTAACCTGTTGACCAACAGAAAAACCAAGAGTATCTATTTGAGCTCCTCGTTCTGCACGAGTAGCAGAGCGTTGCTGAAAGCGTTCTTCTTCTTCCCGACGACGCTTTTCCTCTTCTTCTTGACGACGACGACGCTCTTCTTCTTCTTGACGCCGTACTTGAAGTTGTTGATCTTTTTGTTCAATATCGTTTTTTAATTTTTCAATGTTTTGTGGTGTAGCCAATAGAAGTCTTCCCTGAGAAATATTCATTTTGGTTGCTTTAGGAAATTGAGAAATTGTTCGACGAGCAATGTCAGTTAATGATTCATCAGAATTCCAAATAATATCTGCGTATAAATAATCTCTATCATAATCAAATGATATTTTTTCTATCGTACCAACTGCACCCAACAAAGGCTGAACAAAACCTGCCATTGCATGTTGCTGCATAATAACTTTTGAACCAACTTTAAAATTGTTAGGATTGTATCTCGCATCATCAATAAATTTTTGCAACTCTTCTTTAGCTTTGAGTTTAAACTCTTCTTCATGTTCTGAACTATATTTTTTTAAATCTCCAACTAAAACATCAAATTCATAGTTATCATTTAAATTTGCTGCAAATTTAATTGTAGAAACCAAAAAAAACTTATCATCAAATTTTTTAATTTTGAAATTTAATATTTTACATTTGTCACTGTTGTAATCTTCAAAATAATTTTTATGATTTCTAAGTTCATAAGAAGTATAGAAATTACTATTTAAACTTTTAGTGCGATAATTATTTTCATCAATATCAAGATAAACATTTGAGCCAACTGCTAAATTATTTGGATTATGATTAGGATCACTAATCATTTGATCTAACCGCCGTTGCTCTTCTTGACGCTGTCTTTCTGCTTCTTCTCGCTCACGAGTTGCCCTATATTGATCAACAGCATCAGAAGCTCGAACTCTGGCTTGACGATTTTCAGGATTATTATGTTCCTCACGCATCTTTTTAAGAAATTTATTCTTATTTCCCGGAGTAGATTCGGAAGTTAAATCTTTGGGAACTGCTGGAAATCCTTGGGGCACATAAAACTTGTCATATAGTTCTCTACTAATCCAAAGATTAGGCTTAAAAGAAACATATTTTTCTGGGAATAAAGATTTTATCGACCAAATTTCATAAGCTTTAGAACGAGCTTCTGGATTTGTAATTGCACCAGTTACAGGATTTACAGAAGTGCGTGATATTGGTGACCAATTTAAAGCTATTGGCTTATTTTGCTTGATATATTCATAAATCGCCTTATGAACACCATCAAATACCTTAGAACCAAATTCTCCACGATAATCAGAATAACTGCTTCCACGAGTAAAAGCAATACTTACACCATAGTTGTGATCATTATCATTGCCTGAAATGGTAACTTTATAACAAGGGTCATTCTTTACGCCATAGATTACACAATCGTCACCTTCAACATTGAAAACATATTCACCAAAGCCCGATTGAATCTTCTTCCAATGCCCATCTTTTGGTTGAATATTTTCAATTTCTGATTCAGAGCGTTCAATAATTATATCAAAAAAATTCATATAAAGATTGTCATCACGCTCATGCAGAAAATCAATAAAATTAAACATAAAAACTCCAATTACAACCATAATTTTTCATTTATGCAGGTGGCATTTTCCACTTTTTCTTATCAATATATGAGCGTACATTAGTTACAAGTTTAACAAAATTAGTATAAGGTTTGACAACGCCGGGAAGAGGTGTGCCTTTAGGCTTTACTGGTTTGCCCGGTAGGTCTGTAATATCAAAAGGCTTTTTTTCGCCATTATTTATTTTGTCTCCGTATTGCTCATGACCGGGTATGTGCCTAATATCAAAAGGAGGCCCATCACCATTGCAATACAAACGCTCATCTTGAGTTATATAAAGAATTGCATCTGCAGAATAAGGAATAAACCAAGATAACGGATAAAGACCAATGCCCCCGTATCCCATAGGGTACAGAGGTGTTTTTGATCTAAAATCTTCAAAGACTAAATCTTGAGATTCAGAGTCTCTTAGCGATGCATATTCAATAAATTTATGAAGACGATTCATAAATTTATATAGAGCAAGATTTAAGGTTTTTAGGATTTGATTTGAGGTTCAAAAGACTTTTATTTTTAATCATATAAAATAGCTATTTATATTTTATTATCTCATTCATCTTTAAATTATATGCTTTTTTAACAATTGATTGCATATAATTTAATCTTCTTCATGTTTTTGAAACAAATCAATAATCCAAATAATTAAAGAGCAAAAAAAAACAAGACCTGCAATAATCAAAAGATGCATAAAAAAAACATTTGAATTTAAAAAAATATACATCACTCTTCTTTCTTAGGTTGATTTTTCAAATCTAAATATGCAAGTTTTGTCAATAGGTGCAACAAGCAAATCAAACCAATGGATTGAAAGAATGAAATTGGCTGACAAATAGAGACTGCTGGAACAAGACACTCATTCCACAAAATTTGAATAAGCCATCCAAAGAGACCAAAACAAATAAGAAGCACTATAATTGCACCAATAAACATGGTGAATGCTTCAACTAACTTTGAATAAATCATACTGCCTCTTCAATAAAGATCAATATGCTATTATAAGATTAGTTTTTCAGAATCAAAACATAAAATTTTCAATAAATAAGAATTATAAATTCGTTATTTAGACGCATTTAAACAACTTTTTCAATAACTGCTGTCATGCTTCCCTTACAACGCATGACAAATATATCTCGACCAAAAGAATGAACTTGCTCTTGTTTTAATTCCACAACTTCAAATGATCCAGTGTATATGATTGAACGACCAGTATTATGAACCTCTAGGGCAATATTTTTACCTTTTGTTTTGGAATATCCAAAAAGCTTCATGCACATACTAATTACATAACTTTCCGTATGATCATCATCATTTAAAAGAATAAGATTGTAAGGTGGTTGTTTTTTTACTATTGTTTCAGTTTCTTCAATTGTTGCAGTATTCATGGCCCATACAACTCCGTGTGGATTTGATTAAATTTTTATATTGCTAATTAAGGGCCTCATGCCATCTGCAAGTATATCATACCACAGTTTTGTTTGATTGTAGAGATTAAATTTTAAGCCCTATGCCAGAATCGAACTGGCAACCGCTGATTACAAGTCAGCCGTTATACCATTTAACTAAAAGGGCATGACAAAAAATAGTATGGTGAATCAAATAAAAAATCCTTTGGTGCTCTATGTCGCCAAAGGATTTTTCGACTTTCGTCTTTAAAATAATATTAACTATAAGTTATACAAGGTCTAATTATAGCAGTTTTTTGCTTTTAAAATTTAGTATTCTGCTATCAAATTTAGTTATCAAATTTAAAAAATGATGCTGTTTTAAAAACAGTTCATCAAAATTATATACATGATTTTTTATTTTTTTAACTAAAAAGACATTAAAAATTAAACACAAGCTGGGATATGGCATCCCGTGTGAGCATAAAAATCAAAGAAAACAAATCAATAAGCAAACAAACTCTCACGCTGAGAAAAATAAAACTTCAGCAGCTTGTGTATCAAAAAAACTAAACAATCAAAAAAGATCCACCTCTATCAGCATGTTTTGAGCCGAGGCTCTCACAATTTAAGCTAGAGGTCATCCTAGACTGCACTGATGGTCATTGGTGGCATCGAAGCACGAATGCTCTAAAATATTTACTCTTCACCAAACCACTTTTTTAAAAGACAAATATAAGCCAAAGGACCAATTACTATAATTCCAACTAATATGACAGTAATCTGCCATTCTTCAACAGAAGTCATATCAGACCCCTCTAAAAAACCAACACAACCGCTTCCAAAAAGTATTATGCTTACGAGCAATTGACACTTGTGATTTTTCAACAACAGATTTTACCATCGAAAGTTCATGTAGTGAGCGAAATTGGACTAAAGCTTTTGGCATCAATTGTTCATGGGCCAACTTTTCCCAATCAACTTCATTTTTAACCAATTCAATTAAATCTATCTTGTCACAAATAAGACTATAAAGATCAATGCGTTTTTCAATTTCTCGACTCCAATCAATATTTTTCAACACATCAACCAATCTCTCTTTCACTATATCCTCAGCCATGGCGTGCATAAGAGATTCAATAGTATTTGCAAACTTTTGAGAATTACTCATAAAAATTTAAACCTAAAAATAAAGCCCCTTCATTTTGAAGAGGCTTTGACATATTACTTTACAGTGAAAAAAAACAATTGAACCAATCTTGATTTATCAACAGCATCACTGGGCAACCCTTCATAAGTGCTTGCCGAATGAATCATTTGAGCATCCCAAATAGCAAGACGATTATAAACTGCTCCCACCTTATCCACAAGTTCCCAGTTATCTGGGTGTGTAATATTATATTCTGTGTAAACTTCTAGGTAAACTTGTTTGCGAGTTTCATCATCTGGATAACGATCATATTCCATCGGGTGATCGGTTGGCCGACGAGCATGATGTTTTTTATCTTGCCAAAAACTAGTTCCAGCACTAACTGGTGCATGAGGAGTTAGATAAATAGCAGCAGCATAACTTTGATTATCACTATGATAAACAAGCGGATCATCATAACCAGTAATTTGGAAACAGCCATTTGCAGGCTGGTTTAACCAATCAACAATAGGACGACCAAGAATGCGCTCAAATTCTTCCTTTAAGAATGGCCAAAGAAAACGATCTTTAGTTCGCTTTCCTTTATAAAAACGAATGTCAGCCTCATAATGTTGCTCTAATGCCAAAGCCCTGATTTCATCAGGGTTTTTATAAAAATTATCAACAATACATAGGTGAGGCATGCGCCTGTTGAAAGAAACAATTGGCGGACCTTGAGAATTGCCACTTTGCAATTGAGATTCAGGAATCCACATCCCAAGGCCTACCAAACCCATATTGCAATAATATTTGGGCTTACCATCAGCACATTTGCCGACAGCTTTAATGACAACATCTTGATTTCTAAATATAACCTTTTGTTCAACAGAAAAAATAGGATTCATAAAACAATCCTTAAATTAAAAGTAATCTTGTACAATTGTAAATTGCCAAAAGAAAAAAGAAAAGGGTTAAAAAGGCACTCTTAGCCAAACCATTACATTTTCTTTTTCTTTTTGACTTTTATCTCTGCTTGCGTTTATACATCAATCTTCCACACTTTACTCTATCTTCAGCCACTTATTGATCTCCATATTTCTTTAATTTAAAATCAAAATTTTATTCAAGAATAAAACAAGGATGAACAAACCACCAACACACAATGTGTTTCCTGCCAGAGTGGTTTGTCCATCCAAGAATTATGCCTTATCGTTAATTGTAACGACAGCAGGCGTACCACATTCCGTTAGATCCTTGTGCAACACCAGAATCACGAAGTGGGCGTTTACCATAATAGCAACAAGCACTAATAGCTGATTGAGGAGATGAACCCATACCAACTCCTTCATACCCGCCTGTCGGATTGCCAAAATGCCCCATTCGGCACATAGAAGCCATGTGATTAGCTGCAGCTTGGGCCGAACCCAAGAAAACACTTATCACAGGACGAGAAGAATCATTTTTCGTTGCATTCCGATTAAAAATGCGAAAAGGCGCACCTTCACTGACGGAAGCAAGACCAAACATCAAAGCCAATCCCAACAACATCCTGTTCATAAAAGTTTATCTCCAACAAACTTGGAACAAGTGGTGCACCTTGCCCCTATGCTACATCACTCTTGCACCAGAGTGATTTTATAAACAGGCTAAACATTGAAAATCAACATCAATTTTTGCCTGCTACTGAATACCATTGGCGAATCTTATTGACAATTCTTTGAATCCTGTTGTAAATAGTCATGCGAGTGCATGAATGTTCCTTTGCGAGATCAAAAACAGTTTTACCACGATAATAAATATCTAACATCAACTCTTTATCATCCCTATCTTGATCTGTTTCTTTCTTATGGGTTTTTAAAACAAAATCCACAAGTCTAGTATTAACTTCTTCATCTAAATGCTGATCAAGTTCACTTTTACTGTGATCAACTAAATTATCTAATTGAAAATCTGCAAGATGAGCAGATTTTTTATTACGCCTTTTACGATTTAAATATCTGATGTGACTTATCAAACCATTTCTAATAGTCATTCCAGCATAACTTTCAAAATCACCCTTACTATGAGTGTATTTTTTTACTGCACGACATAGCCATACACAAGCCAATGAATAAAATTCAGAATCTTTGATATTCCTTCGATCCTGTGGCAAGCAAAATATATAAGCAAACTTTTCAGCAAGATGCATATAATCTTGTGCTTTCGGAGCAACAGGGATTATAACTAAAGAAAAAGACTGCATGATTAAACTTCATGGTTTTAATTATCGAAACACCATGATTATATTCAAAATAAGTTTGGTTGTAAAGCAAAACTAATTTTTATAATTGCGATTTTTTCTTAACAGCCATGCTTGTTGCTTTTGTTGCATATAAATACGCAAATCGATCATGCCCCATGGTGTGCCAAAAGGCACTCCTTCTCGAACATTATCAACTCCCACATCAAGAGTTAGTTCCGATCCGTTCAGACTTGCCACGGCAGCAAGAAGATCATTTACAATAATTGCACTTTCATGAATGTTATGTCTTTTTAATATTGAGCTAAATCCCTCTTGAAGAACAGCATTATCATAAGGCATTAGCCTGCCGTTATCAAAAGGATGAAACTTATTATGCACATGACCATAAAGACACCAACTACCATGACTAGCACGATCCCATGATCTGCAAGGATAATGAGTAGTGAAAATTAGATGTCCATCAATTTTAAATAAATAGTTATCATAACAGTTAGTAAATACCTCACGGCAAGCATCTCGATGATCATGATTTCCAAATACTAAAAAAACATTTTTACATTTAATGCGATTACGATAATTACGAGTTATCTCTAAAATTTGATTAGATTTAGAAAAGCAGAAATCACCTATGATCACTAAGTTATCATCTTTATCAACTGTAGAGTTAATGCTATGGAGAATAAAATCATCCATAGCATTAACAACCGAAGTTGTCACTGTTAAATCTGTATGAGGAATTGTTCCAGAATTGATAAGATCACAAAGATCTAACTGGTCACGGTTCAAAAATGGGCGTTTGCAATACTTAATGATGTTTGCATGTCCAAAATGTGTATCTGCTGTAAAAAACCATTGTCCGCTATTTTTCAAAACAGAACCCCTTATTTCTTTTCAGCTATCTTACCTTCAATAGATGCCAAACGCTCACGCAAAAGTTGTAAATCTTTTTGCAAAGATTTAATTTCTTCCCGCAATTGAAAATTTAAAGTTTCTATCGATTTTTCCTGAAAAATCTGCCTAGCTTCAATTTTTTCTACTGCTACTTGCCTTTCTTTAGCAAGTTGTTCACAGGTGCTAACTCGTTCTTTAACTGGTGCGAGCGTATCTTGTGTGGTTTTAATTTGCCCCATAAAAGTGTCCCACATAACCTTGTGTTGTGCCGTATTTTCATCTTTAGTTATCATTTGTGAAGTAAGGGTATTGATTTGAATTTGCAAGCTATTTAGATTATTGACCACATATCCAACAACAGTAATTATGCAAAGAAAAAGGACACTTACAATAGAACCACCAAAAATCTTAATCCAAATAGGAATAGATTCTTCAATTTTTGGTTTTCTGGCCAATGCTTCTAATTGATCGCTCATGGTTACCTCCTACCATATCTAGGAAGGCTAAACCCAAAGCGATTCTGCACCAACAATATTAGGTTGCTTTTTAATTCCGGGAGGCAAAATTAAACGATTGCGAATAGCTGTTTCATCAAGTTTTTGAAACTCTTCACGCCAACCATGTTTTAAAACAGTTGTTTCAAGAAATGGAGGAACAACACCGTTATAGTGTGTAAATCCAAACATAAATCGCAAAACAGCAGGCTTGGTTTCTTTAAGATAGGTTGATTCTTTATAATCTACACTAAAAAGAGCGTCATCAAAATTGTCTTTTTTAAAATCATAATTCATTCCACAACGAACAAGAATTGTAAGAAGAGAACGCTTGAAATAACAGTTCCGCCAAAAATCACTTGGTTCAATGTAAATAATCAAAGGATTATTTGTTTTGGCAAATTTACTATATTTCATATTTTTATAACGACCACTAGTCTTTACAATACGCTCAAATTTCGTTAAAAAACGAGCAATATTATTTCCCACGCCCTGATTGTGAGACATGTAAAAACCAGCAATTTTTTCTGTATATTTAACAGCAAATTGTTCACGACAATGATCCCAAACTGTAATGTGACCATCAAAATGTTCAAGACCAAAGTTACCAATAGGGGGAGAACAATAAACAAGCGTTATATTCCTATCAGGTAAAAATTCAATTTTCATAAATTTATCCTGATGTTAATATAACACAACCTGTTTCTATAGATGGACAATCTATTTTGCACAAAGTAACTTCAGAATGCAAACACTTTTTAATGCGACCCCATCCTTTAAAAGGAGATGTTGATCCAATATGTTTTGGCAACAAAAGTGCATTATAAAGTTGTCCTTTTCCTTTCCAAGAACATGTAATACCAAGCGTACAATTTCGACCAAAGCCTGTAAAAAATAAATTGCCGCCATCATATTTTCCTACTGGTTTTTCAGACAAATATTCAATACTTGCAGCATTAAATCTGAATCGATGAGTTTCTTCAAATATTAGATCAAAATTTTTAATGTTGCAAGACTTGTTAAATGAATGCTGAATTTGTTCAAGAACCATTTCTTTGCCACTTGGAAATGGCACCCAACGCTCTGTCAAACTTTTTCCTTTAAACACAACTTCAAGAACTTGATGAGGCTCAACACTAATGTTGCAGTCTGTAGGATTAACTATTCGCAGAACATCATTGTTCGATGCATTGGTTACAACACACAAGCTAGAACTTTTTATATTGTCATTATTGTATAAACTTATTTCGCCCAAAAATAAAGCGCTTTCCAAATTAACATCTTGATTTTTTTGAGTTATATTTGCAACCCAACCAGAATTTATTTGAATAATATCATCCACAGCAAGAAAAGATCCTGCAATATCAATTTTATATTCTAAAAAATTAGGTTTATCAAATACAAGATTAAGTTGTTGTCCTTGCAACAATCGAATTAAGACATTCTTAGCTGAGGGATTTTTAACTCTTACTGGTGCGTATTTTTTTTGCATTTTAATTCAATCAATTTTATCAACCATTCAGACTGATTGCGTATACGATTCAAAATTTCTTCTTCCCAATATCTTACTAACAAAGGTTGAGAATTATAAATTCTACGCAATACTTCATTGATGTAACCCAATCTATAGGATTCATCATTTTCTTTATCTAAGCTGTGAAACAAAAGATATTTTAAATCTCCGCTTTGTTGAGAGAAAAAGTAATCACAACCATGCACAAACAACTCCCAACCAGCTAATATTGCCTTGCTTTCACTATGAAACAAATGAGAAGAGTTCAATGAGTTTACAAGATTGAAAATGTAAAACTCATATTCGTCCCATAGCAATTCAACTACCTTATGATATTTAAATCTTATGTTTCCATTATAATAAGAATCATGACCGATATAATAAAATCCTAAATTATAACGCCCCGGACGATTTTCTGATTTACTCCAAACAACTTCTAAAAATCCAGCACGAACATTAGTGTTATTGTGAATAGATTCCCATATAGAAAGATTTTGCAAATCTAAGCTATGAGGTAAATTTAAAAAAATACTGGAATAAGAAGAGTGATGCACCAATGGAACATCAACGATGCCATGTCGCTGCAAATATTCTTCATAGAGTCGCATAGGTAATGTTACTACTGGAGTTGTTCAAAATCATCTAATAAATAAAGATCATTAACCTCTATCCAACGGCATTCACGCTCACACCATCGCACAGGATATTTTTCAGGAACTGTATCAAGAATATCAAAAAGATCACCATTACTCTTTGCTCTTTCAACTGACCTGTGAAAAAGCAAAGGGTGAAGATTAGGATATTTTTCTTTCAACTTTTCAACAACTTTGGGGTCGAGCATTCAACTTTCCTTGCTCTCAGATAATTTAACGGAGTGACTTGCCTGTAAAAAAACTTTTAGGACCATTTTCAGAAAACTTCAAATTATACCAACGCCAAACGGCACAAGCCACGATGCCTCCAAGAATTGACATAATTAAACCTGATGCCTGAAAAGGTTGACTACCCATTCCAAGCAACCAATTGATTGCTCCTCCTATGAATGAACCAGCAACACCAATTCCAACTGTAGGAATAAAACCAACTGGGTCATCGCCCGGATGAAGCTTCTTAGAAATCCAACCAACAAGTAAACCAAATATAAGCCAAGATAAAAGCAAAAACATGTTGCTCCTTACTTCTGAACGGGTGTAATTATCAAATAAGAATCAGGAGTTTCATTTCGCACAATATCCGCAGATAAATCTTTCATGAATCTAACATAGCTTTTATCTAAGCTAGCCAAATCTTTGAAAAAATAAACAACAGCTATTGCAATATCAGGTTTATTACGAGAGAGAATTCTTAAAAAACCCTGCAACTTTACTTCTCCAAACTCTTTGCGTAAAAGCAGACACAAACAAACGGCCTGCTCATCATATATCTTTTTGTTTTCGGCACTTTGCTTGTTATATTCTTCTTCGGTGCTAACAAGCATTTGTTCAGCCGTATGAGTAAACTGCTCTTTACGAGCAATATCATTAAAATTGGTTAATTCTTGACGAATGTCTGCAACAGGGCCATTCAAAATAAAAGCCCCACGCTTAAACCAAAAAGGCAAAATAGTCTTTTGAGCAATTTCATATTCATTCAAAGCAATTTGAGTTATCAAAGGCAAAATAGCTTTACTAGGTTTATCATCAAGCACAAACCAAATTACATTTAAATCCTTGCGACTTTGAACACGACCAGAGTTAATATTAAAAAATTTCTTTAACAAACTGTAAGAAGGAACACAAAATACTCGACATTCTTTTGTGAAAGTTACATCTGGAAAACCCCATCTAACTAAAGCAGAAGCTTTCATGGCCTCAATGTTTTCAGCAAGCAACTTACCTCGTTCATTGTCAATGCTAAGAATTGTAAAATTCTTAGTGACATAACGATTCCATTCAAGATTTTTAAGCTCTGGATCTTCAAGTGGTGCTTCTATAACAGAAGGCTCAACTTCTTGTTTTGAAGGATTTAAATCAGGTGTAATAATGGGAGACTTCACAGATTTTTGATCAGGAGTCAAAAGTAAACCTAATAAAATGACTAAAGCATTCATAGCGCTCTCCTACCTTATTTAAGCTACCAATTTCCACAATTCATAACGCCTATCTTCCCATACCTCTTGCAGCTTTAATCTAGAATTTGTAAGTATTTGTGAAATTCTTGATTCTGCAAGTTTAAAATCATTAGAAATTTTAGTGATTTTGTCACCATCAATATAGTATCTTTTCATCATGACTCGATGGTTGACAGGCAAACATTCTAACAATATGTCAAAAAAATCATTAGTATCACGATCAACAATAACCTCAGGTATTTCTTCAATACAAAAATTAAAATCTCGATTCAACCATTTATTTCTAGGTCCCCAACCAAGTTCCCTAAGATAATCATTCATAGCACCATAAATGCGAAATTTAGCATAACGAGGAAAAAGATCTTTTTCTTGATCTCCATAAGAATTGGCTGCTTGAACAAGGCCAAGCATTGCAGCTGATTCCAATTCATCAAAAGTTATATTATAAGTAGATCTCTTGCGAGATCGAGCCATTTTTTTGGCCATAGAAACATTATTCAATACAAGATTATGGTAATTTGCAGTAGTCATTTAAAGTTCCTTGGTAATGTTGAAAGTAAGTTAAAGTAATTCAGTTGTTAAATTATATACACATTTCAAAGCTTTTCAATTGTATTTGCGAACAGGATGCCACATCTTTCGTAAAGCCTTTTGAGTGCTAATAGCAACCGATGCAGCATAAATTGGATTATGAGAAAAGTCCACATTTTCTTTGTAAAATTTTAAAATTCTTTCAAGAAACCAAGTTTTTGTTTCAAAAAGACCCTGACTTAAAATAATAAATTTGCCTCGTTCATGATTCATTCCAAGATAAGACAATCCTTCATCAAGATCGCAAGAATACAAATTCTTTGGCATAGAACGATTCTTTGTGTTTTCAATAAAACTTAAAAAAAGATGTAGCCAACAACGAATATCTCTGGCATCAAGAGTTCCTTCTGGCCAACGAAGTTCCATGGTTCTTCGATAAGAGTTTTTGTGAAACAAACTACGAGCCAAATTAACAAGATTCAGATTTATCCTACGATCATGATTATCATAAATTGCAATATTTTGAGGCATAATCATATTGCAAAAAGAAATTGCATCATAAGTTTCTTGTCGTACAATTTTACCACAGTAATCAGCACTAGAAGCACAAGGATGAATAGTGTAACGACAAAATTCATTGTTTCTACGACGAACAGGCAAAGCCAAACTTAATAAATGTTCAAATTTAATCCAATGTGCCATAACAACCCCAATTTGAGCAGGAGTTAAATCAAGCACCTCGGCGTGAATGTGCAAACCACAATTGTCATTAACTCGACATCCTGATTGAGCTAGTTTTTCAGCCGTATTAGAAATATGATCAATATCACCTATGCCAGATCCAATATAAGAAGCTATTTCTACACCTTTTGGGCCATATCTTCCATGAATCCCGCAAGTAGCATCATCTTTAACATGCCAATATAAATTATTAGAACTAAGAGCATATCTTGTTATAACTGTAGGATAAAGTGAATGTTTGTTGAGAAGGACTTGAACCTGTTTCTTCTTAATCTCATGACCCATTTCAATTTCAACACCAAAACGCCTAGAACTATTTAAGTTGCGGTATTTTACGGAACTGCTACGCATTTGGCTCATCCTTTATGCCAACTCAACGATCTACAATTTTAAGGCCTTCAGCTGCTTGAGAATTGGGAGCAGGAGGGGTATTATACGAGGTGCCATCCCGCAAATCAGTAAGACCAGAAGCTTGACGAATTCGTCGCTGAATCATTTCAAGATCTTCCTCGTATTTTTGATCCCAAGTCTTAACTTGTGACTCCACATCTGAATTTGTCAATGCTTGTGTGGCCAAAGGCTCAGAAATAATAGATGATAAATCACGAATCATCATCGTAGTCCTGTCCATGGATCTTACCACATAGATTGAAAGAAAAAAAGTTAAAGTTAAACAAATTAAACTAACAAGCAAAACCGCACAAAGTAAATAAAATTCCATAAATTACTCCAATTGAATCGCAGCCTCAGCGATATTTAACCCCTGTGCTATTAAAGTATTTTGCTTAGGTAAAAATGAAGTAATATCAAGCTTTTCTTCTATTGTAGAACTACTTGTGCTCGATAACCTTAAATTAAGGTTTGGATTAGATGCCCAATAAGTTGAACTAAAAATGCCTATTTTATCATACACCAACACTGTAATTGGTGCAATAGAATTTGGAGCATTTACAAAAAAGGCTTTTATATCAATTGAAAAAGGAAAATCCTCAAGAAAGTTATTGATAGTGCTACAAAATTCTATTGAAGGAAACAAAACAATAATTCGTGTATCATAATCTGTATTTGTATCAATATTTTTTTTCATTATGCTAATTGCAAACTTAATGGCAGGAGTTCCTGTACTTTCAGCACCATATTCAGTCACACATCCCATTTCAAAGCTAAATCTCCAAGACTCATTATCAGAAATTCCAGCATAATGCAATTGAGAAACCCATGTTTCAAGTCTAGCATTATAATTCATCGTGATAATATTAGGGAAAGTATAACCATTGCGTTGCAAGAAATTATATAAAATACTTGGATTGTTCAAATTATTTTGCAAGAAAATTTGTAAAGGCATTGCACCACAAGTTGCACAACCTGTAGCAGTAGAATTTGATGGCGGTATAATTGATGGCAAATTATCTTGAATTGTAAAAACAACATTTTCTTCAATTGTTGTTGTCACCAACATTTCGGTAATGTGATCAACATCCACAGAACTTATTACTATTGCTGATCCACCAGTCTCAATAATTTGACCATTGCTAACATAATTAAACGACGCAACAGTTGGAGTAGTTCCGCCACTTAAAATATCAGTATCAGCAGCACCACTAGTTCTTATAGTACCTGAACCTGCATAAAAGTACAAACTATCAATTAAAATTGTCGTGGCACGAATATGAGTGATGGCTTTGGTTTGAAAAGTAAATTCAATACATGCAGGCAAAGTTTGATATGGCACATCTTCCAATTTATTCCCATAATCAGCTATTCCAGCTTGCTCTTGTGCTTGAACAACAGAAGGATCAGCAGGGCGACTCCATCTTTTCATTCCAACTATTTGCCAATCTAGCTTACTTTTTCTTAGCTCTTCACAAACTTCTGATGCTGTTCTTGCAAGAATCTGCTGAATAAATTGTTGCTTTCCAATTGCACCAACACACTTAACATCATCAGTTTCTATGCCCATGACATCAAGACCGCCGGGAAATTGATCTCCTGTAGGCAATCCACTTCCAGCTGCTGTTGGATAATTACAAGATCCCTGTACACGCCACCAACGAAAAGGCGGAAGTCCAGTTACCCAAGAAAAATTTTGGTCAACAAAAATATTTTGATTAACATTCCAATTGATTTGCTGTTCAAAATACAATCTAAGAACAAAACTAGATGCACCGCCAGTAAGAATAGGACCACCATCAGAGCGGTAAACCATTCTTTCTATAACTATTGCTTCTCCGCCAATTTCAATTCCACTAGAAGAGGCAAAGTTAATTTCACAACTAACTATAGCAGAACCATTTGCCAAAAGGCCACTAGCACTCATGTCTGTATTAAATACAGCAAATACAAGTGCAGTATCGCCACTTTCTATCCCGCCCGATATCAATTCATTATTAAATACAGCAAATACGAGTGCAGTATCGCCATTCTCTATTCCACCAGACATCAACTCGTTATATGTGGTCATATATGGTATGTAGACCAGTAAAAAGTAAATCCCCGAATATTGAAATCGGGGATAATATAAAAATATGAATGATTTTTAGTTGGCGCTGCTGAGATTAAAGATAGGTGTCACATTTAAAATGTCACCATCAGCTAAAACCCTTGCCACATTGAATTGTTCAGCCCAAAGAATTTTACCCGAAACACTACCAACAATGTAATAGCCGTAAACAGTATTGCCAGTCAAACCACATGTCCAAGATTGAACTGTAACTTGACATTGAGCCTTATTCAGTGGGTCCATAGTTGGAGGATTGCTCCAATCACCCCGAGTAATTGTTTTCTCAGAATAATTTGTAAAACCAGCCTCTGTAAAGCTAGTCAATGTACTGTTTTCATCTGGTGCGTAATTATTATTGTACAAACGCAAAAGAAAATCTTCTGTGTCTGTAGTGTTAATTAAAACTTTTTTAAGGAGTTCAATTTCTCCCTCATTAGGAACTACAAGTGCCATCTTCCTCCTTTTTTCCTTCTAATTTTTCCATAATAGCTCCAATCAGCGGATGACGCACGATAGAACTTGCTTTAAAGTTAATTATTCCAATTCCTTTTAACGATGAAAGTTTATCAACTATCTGCATAAGAGCACGATCTTGAGGCCTTAAATCACTTTGAAAAGGATCTCCAGTAATGATAACTTTACTATTTTGTCCAAAGCGACTGAGAAACAATTTCAATTGATTAAATGTTGCATTTTGAGCTTCGTCAAAAATACAAACAGCATCGTGGAAAGTGCGTCCCCTCATGTATGCAATAGGAGCTAATTCCACACTTTTATTTACTATTTCTCTTTGCGGACCTTCAGTGCCCAAACAACGATCCATACAATCAAAAAGTGGCAACATATATGGATTAACTTTTTCTTCAAAAGTTCCGGGCAAATAACCAAGAGACTCGCCAGCTTCAACAATTGGGCGAGTCAAAACAATTTTCTTTTTCTTTTTAGCAAGAATTTCACTTATGGCAAAAGCACAAGCAAGATGACTCTTACCTGTTCCGGGCGAACCCAATAAAAACAACACATCGTGTTGATCAAAGGCTGCCCAAGCCATTTTTTGTGCTTGGTTAAGGAATTCCAAATGAAAAGGCTGTCTCTTTCCAGATGAAGGTTGATTTGTTGGTTTTTCAACCTTGGAAGATTTGGCAGATTTAGATCTTTGCTTAGACATGCCTTATTTAGAGTTAGAACTATATTATTTTGTAAATGAAAAGAAAGAATCCCGTAGCTTGCACCAAGGGATTATCAATAATGCACCAAACAAAATTATTTGTAAGCTAGTTTTTCAACCACCGCTAATTATTTAATGATAGTTGAGAATTGCTGCCTCTCAAAGCTTTTCGTCAATCAAGGTCGATTCATCAACTATACTATTTTAAAGACTTAATACGGCTTTTTATTTAAGGCAATCAAATAAACCCTAAAGTTATAAAAAGCATATGATAAAAGTTTTAAAAAATTATAAATCAAATAATCTCAAACCATGATAGATCAGCCAAAACTTTCGTGTTTGCTGATGTTCCTGCCATGGCAATAGTCAAAATCTCACTTGTTCCATCAAGAAGTCTTCCAATTTGAAAATTGAATTGATTTATGCTAGTAATATCAAGAGAACCTTGTTTGTTAACATAACCACCAACAACATTAGTTCCACTACCACTCGCTAAAGATGTAGCAGAAGTATCATATTGAACATTTCCTTGATAATGTGTCTGCCAAGAAGCACCAACTAAAGTTGGATTTAAAACAATCCTATATTGTATATCTTGATTACTTGTGACAATTGCATTCAAATTTGATGGAACAACAATTGAATCCAATCTTCCTGAAGCAAGACGAATAGAAACAATTGGATACAATTGATCTGCATTCACAAGGTTTTTAGGACTTGTTCCCAAATCGGCATTATAACGCCTGCTAAATCCTTCATATCCACCTTCTGAAATAACACTGTTGCAAATTTGCTTCAAATTACCTGAAGAAGTAATTGGGCCTTTGTTTGTAATTTCTGCTCTCAAAGGCAAACAAGCAGTTGTCATATATGTTCCACTTATTGGGCTATCACCTGCTGGAGTATGCTTGAAAACATGACATGGAACATAAGCTCCATTAAGAATAAACCCAACACGAACATCTCCAACGCCAAGCCACTCAATCTCAATAAAGAAAATAAAAGAACTGCTATAATCTGAAATATTATAACCGCTAGGCCCATTTCCATCTAAGTTATCTACATTCCAACCATCTCCTGAAAGTCTTGTAGCTTTAGTTTCTACAACACTTCCATTAACATAACTTCTTTTAACAAAATTGATTGATGTTCCATCTACTTCAAAATAAATTCCGTTCTGTTCTCCAAAATAACCTATTCTTTGTCTCAAATTGTTTTGAGCAGACGACATTGTAAATGTACTGTAAATAAGCAATGATTTTCCGGGCTGATAAGGCATTACTCTTTTTGTCTCAGCAATTACTTGAGACCCAGAAGTCAAACTTGTGTTCAAGTTGACTAGACTACCGTTTACATCATAGAAAGTTGAACCACCAGTTGTAGTTTGATAATTCCACTTATCGCTAATTTGATAGCGATGTTGACTATCAAAAAGAGTGAATGGATTGCTTACTCTCAGTCTTCCAAACGCATCTGTTGTTCCTGTTGCAAAACTAATTGGAACAATATTGTTTGAAAATGCTCCTGATGAAATTGAAACTGGAAGAGGATTTGTCTGACCAATTGTTCCACTAGATGTATAAAGAGAAGTGTTTCCAGAAGAAACACTTACTTTGCCAGACAAAATTGAAAATTGTCCTGATGTAACAGAAACATTTAAATTTGTACCTGATGCGACATTGATATTTACGGTGCCACCACCAATATCAACTGGCAAAGGATTTCCCTGACTTACTGCACCACTTGCCGTATAAATTGATATGTTTCCAGATAAAATTCCAACTAAACCTGATGTAACATTTACTTCTAAGGGGCCAGTTTTTGATCCATTTGGAAAATTAAGAATACTATCCATGATTCACCTCTTTTATCTATTTATACCTGACTGTTTATTTAATTGTTGAGATTGATTATCTACAAGCATTTATAAGTAAGATTGAACTCTGGAGTGCACGATGAACTTCAAACTTTTCTTAGAAACTGAAGAAAGCAAAAATGTAGAGCGTATGCTGGATATGATTCCAGAAAAACATAGGCAGTTACTTAATGGCTATAAATTCAGATATACGCCCGGAAATACTTTAAAGGGTGATAATCAACATATTGGCTATATTCATCACGACAAAATTGTGGTTGCAGCACCATGGAACTACAGTCGCATGTTCACAACACTTCATGAAATAGCTCATTTAGTTTATGAATATATGATGACAAAAAATTTAAGAAAAGAATGGTCTGAACTTGTTGAAAAAACTAAAAAGCAACAAATTGCTAAATTTGACAAAAAAGCACAGAAAAAAGCCTTGATGCAAAATGACGAAGAAATATTTTCCATGGCTTATGCAGCCCATTATTCAACTCACCCACCAATAATTTGGGTGAATAATGAATGGAGCAAATTTATGAAAAAACTTGAATCTAAATCTTAAACTGGGCGACTTTGTATTTCCGAAAGATGCTTCGGAAGACTTGTCATAGCTTGATCAACCATGCGTTCGTATTCGCTAATATTTAGACTAAAGTTGCGATAGTGATGCACAATTTGATTCTTCATGATTTGAGGCTTGTGACCACGCTGTTGGGCCTTCATGGTCAAAATGAAGCTGTGACCAATCTGAGGCAAGGTTTCTGGCCAAGGTCCAACATCATTCCAACATTCTTTTGTAAATAGAAGCACATATTCTTGCATGAAATCAACTTTTTGACCACTCATCATATAAGAAGAGGTGTCAATTCCAACCATTCCAGCTTGTTGAGCTTCAGAGACATTTACAAGAAGATCAATCCATGCAGGATTCAAAACAACAACATCGCAATGCATGAAAATAAAATATTTACTATTTTTATCTGCGGCTTGAGCACCTTTATTGCAAGCAGCTGACCAATAAAGATTTTTATCATTGCGAACAACTTTTACTTCACCATCGATATCATTTAAAAAATCTTGGCTTTCTTTGCCACTTCCATTATCGACTACAATGATTTCGTAATTGTTGTTAAAAGATGTAACAGCAATTGACTGAAGACAAATATTTAAATACTCAGGTCGATCTTTATGAACAATAATAATTGAAATATGATCTTCAGAATTCTCGTGAAGTTTAATTGTCATTTCGGGGCGTTCCCCTTCTAAAGGGTTGTGCACCATGTTATTTGATTCAGCCATAAATATCTCCTTGTTTCTTAAAATAGTGTCTTAGTTTAAGTTTCATCAACATCAATTTCAAAAACACCTCGTTCACAAACGCATTGAATAGAACCTGAAGGTGTAACGATAGTTTCAGCATAATTACGAGCTAATTTTTTAGACTCCTCATCCGCCTTACCAGCCGTTTTATATGCTTTTTCAACCTTACAAACTACATACTCGCCATCTACTTGCCTAGCGATACTGATTATAGCAAATACTTTCATGTTTACTCCTATTTGCCTGTACTACCAAAGCCGTCTTTGCCACGCTCGGTAACTTGCAAACTTTCAGTTTGTCGCCAATCAAAAATAAAAACTGGCTTAATGCAAATTTGAGCAAATCGTTCACCATGTTTTATAATGATTGAACGCTGCCCTGCATTGTTGAGAATTACTTTAACTCTTCCTCGATAATCACTATCAATCGTTCCCGGACTATTGGTTACTTGTAATTGAAATTCAGCAGCTAACCCACTACGAGGACGAACTTGAGCTTCCCAACCAACTGGTAAAGCCATAGAAAATCCAACATCAACAATTGTGCTACAACCGGGGAGAAGACTAATTTCGCCATTTGGTATATTAGCAACAAGATCTGCTGCAGCAGAGCCATATGTTTTATACTGAGGGATAAAATCTGGTGAATCTGCAACAATTTCAACAGGAATTTTATTCAAATTCATCTATTTTCGGAGCCTCATTTAATTGGATTGAATTAACACTCAAATTTGATTTGGGTAATTCATCACCTAATTCTGGAGTTTTTTCTGGTGCAGCCAATTTTAATGATTTACGAGCATTGGTCAAATGATGTTTATAATTTTTCACCCAATTTTCTAAAGCTTGTTGTGGATAAACAGCAGCCATTTTTTTTAATTGAATTGTTATCTTAGGATCAATCTTTTTATTATCAAGCCATTTGTTGACCTTTTCTAAAGTCATAGTGAAAAGTTTAGAATTAGGTCTATCTCCAGCACTGTTAGGAGTGACGACTTTAAAATTGATATTATCAGTTGAATTACTTCCCATAATTATCCTTAAGAGTTAAAAAGACCTCTTGTGTCATATTTGTTCTCAATTATTTCATCAATCTTTTGCTTAACAACATCAGGAATTTTTGGAACATTGATATCAGGAGGTCTTATATAATCTATAATAGTTTTTTCTAATTCCTCGTAATCAATTCCTTCAATTAAATCTCCCAAAAAATAAACTTTTTCATTAAAAGAATCAACACCAGCTTGAACCACAAGAACATCATTGCTGTCTTCAGCCTTAAAAGAAAAGACCATATTAAGAATTGTGGAAGCGGAAGTGATATTGTATTTTCTATCCATATTTAGACTACATAGTTGTAAGGGGTCATACTACAAGAGTAAGCATGTACAACAATTTTCAAGAATATACCGCTATCAATGATTGCATAGAAAAATTTGGTGCAATTTATAGTGAAAGTATGTTTTCATGGGTTAAAAGTTACAAAATGCCAGATATGGACTTAAGCCTACCAAAAACAGTTAAACAGGGAAAAATAGCAATTCTAATTCATCGTCGCAACCCTATTTTTGTGCAACTTGATGATGGCTCTAAAATGTTCTTCAACAAAGATGAGTACAAAAGAATTGATGGCAAACCTGAAATCGGCAAAATAATGACAGTTCATATGATAAGATTGCCGGGAGATAATTCAGATACGCCATCACAAATAAAATATTGTAAAGTAAATTAGTTTTTGCTAATTTTAGACATATCGATCTTATCAGGATCAATGCCGGGTCCATAAGGAGAAGGACTATATTCCTTCTTTAACCTAGCAACTGTAGCATCAACTACACGATCCATAAAAACCTTACCGCCAATTCCAACTGTCAGCATGACACATGTTAATCCGATAACTATCCAGAAAAACTTGTTATTTAGATTATTCATCTTTGCTCCTTGGAGATCATTTTCCTATTCATTATGTAGTTGTTGAATCTATTTTTTTCTGCCATGCTGCTCTTCTTGAATCAACATGATTTTTTTCTAAAGTGGCTAATTGTTCAAGTATTTTTAAATAATTTTCATCAGGATTTTTTACGGTTTCAACCTTCAAAGTAACAATCAAATCGCCAATAAGACCATTAGGTAACACTCCACCTTTTCCTGTCAATTTTAGTTTACTATGGCTTTGAGTACCTGCAGGAACTTTGAGTGATAATTTTTCACCTTGAAAATAAGGTAAAGATATTTCTGAACCTAATGCCAATTCTGCATATGATACAGGTATATCAACAATTAAATCAGCACCTTGACGACGATAGATTGGATGTTCAGGCACTACAATATGAACAAGTAAATCTCCCGGTCTTCCACCACCTCGGACAGATTCTTCTCCTTCTGCTTTGATTCGAATAACTGCACCGTTATCAATTCCAGAAGGAATTTGAATATTTATTTTCTTTTCACGATAACCGGGAAGATTGCCCGTGCTATTGCAGTCAGAGCAAGGTTTTAAATTTATTTTTCCTGTGGAATTGCAGTTTGGACAACCAGTTCTAATCTCAAAAGGAGCATTATTTACATTGACAAATCCTTGCCCACTACACAAAGAACAAGATTCTGTGCTCGTTTGGCCATGACCGTTACAAGTTACACAACGATTTTTAACTTTTATGTTTACTTCTTTTACACAACCTGTAAAAGCTTCTTCAAAAGAAACATCAAGTCGCATTTGAAGATTGCGACCTTGAAAAGTTGGATTTTTAAACATCTCACTCATCATGTCCGCAAATGGATTCATGGTAGGATCAAATCCTGATCCATGACTGCGAAAATGCATGGAATTGCCAACACGATCATATTGATTTCTTTTGATCGGGTCGCTAAGAGTGTCGTAAGCTTCTTGTATTTCACGAAATCGACGCTGTGCGTCAGCATCACCCGGATTTCTATCTGGGTGATGCTCTTTAGCCTTTTGACGATAGGCTTTTTGAATATCTTCTTGACTGGCAGTCTTAGGAACTCCTAAGACTTCATAGCATTTATTCATTCTTCAACCAAAACGCTCTTGATTGCATGGGGCTCCATAAAAAATCGATCTCGATGACAATCATCGTACAAAGGAGCCATGACACCAGTTCCAGAGATAAGAACCCTGTCACCAATTTTATAGCCATAATCTTCAGACTTAAAAGAAGGACCAACTGCCCTAACATAACCTTGCAAAGGCACTTTAAGATCAATTTTATTAGTGACGGTCAAATCCGTACCCATCATTTCTTGAGGAGTAAGAATTTCAACCAAAACTTGCGAACCACACGGCTTTACATTCTTGATTTTTGGAGTTTTACTGCCCTGTCCCAGAATTGGAATTTCAGGGGAAAAAACATCAGAAGTTGTTGTCAAAATTTTGCTCTTAGCCATTGATCTACCTTTCTTGTTGCTCTTGTTGCTCTTGTTGCGGATGACCACCGGTCACCAAAACGCTATTTGCCGCATATGTTGAGTCTGCACTGTAAACCTGAATATTTTGCCAAGCATTCGACATATTCGGTATACTAACTGACTGCAGACTATTTTGAGGCACTGTTAAAGTAGTATGAGGCGTTATAGTTTTCTTATTTGCCAAAAACTCTTCGACCATTTTACTGCAACAATTGTCACACAAATCAAGATATCCACCAAAACCAGCCGTGTAAATTTGTTTGGCAAAAGCAAGAATTTCTTGTTGCGTTATTGAATAATCCATAACAACCTCTTCTCTATATCCAGTAGCAAATAAAGAAACACTTTCCGTCTTTCTCCCCAACTACAATAGGATAGAAATATTTTCTCTTGATAAGTATTTTATCTAAAGCTTTTCCAGCTTCATCAATTGTATTATGCCTAATAATTAGACCATCATAATCATAAATTGATTCATGATTATATTGAATACTAGGAACAATTATTCCATAATGATCAAATATAGGTCGATTATTTGCTTCTGGAAACTGCTCAAGTAATTGAATAGTTTTCAAAACACCTGTTGGAGCTATGTCTATGAGTTCGTATAAAGGATAAACTTTTGGCTTATATTCAAAAGCATCATCACCTAAATTTAAAATTGCAAATCCATTTCGACTCACATCAAAATTATAAGTACCAAAAAATGAACGATTTATTTTAATTGTTGAGGAAGAAGCAATTTGAATTGAGGAATCTATAAATGTATAACCTAAAGATTTAGCAAGAATAATTGCTGCATTAGTCATAGTAATCCGATTGAAGCCATAATAAGCCTGATCCATATTTTCTTTGAAAAGTTCAATTGATTTTTCAATTTCTGATGCTAGAGAATTGCATCCCAATTCCTGATATCTTTTCATTTTCTTTTGAGCAATCTTAATTTCTTCTTCGTATGCGGCATCAAAACGAAGAAATTTCTTAAAATTATCAGGCTGAGAATTCCAAGACTCTTCACCTTTTTTATAAACAGCTTGTAAATCAATACATTGAATGCGCTTATTTAAGCGGATATAATCTCGTTCTTCTTGATCTCTAACAAGGCGAACATGGGCACGAGTTTGATATGTTCCATCAAGTTTTTTGGTGACAGTTTTACTTACCATTTCTCGAACAAAAAGGTTGCCAATATCAGGGAATACATGAATCATACCATTTCCACGGGCAAATTCAGCAAGTCTAAGAAGTTCCAAACAGTACTTGGAAAATTTTTGATCATCACAAAATATGCCATCAAAAATTGTAATTACATCAGGATGACCTATATCAATACTACGAGTATATCGACCGAGACGAGTACCAAAGTCACCTAATGCATATTCGAGAAGATCATGGTTTGCATCAAAAATCTTTCTTAAAAGTTGAGGAGTTGGCGACGACATAATGCTGATTTGGTTTTGTCCAAGCCTGCGCAAAAATTCTTGCTGAAGATCTTGAATCTTGCCAACCAGATGATCGTTAACCATAAAAATCTCCATCAAGCCTTAGGAGAAAATGAACATATTATTTTTCTGCCTTCCATAGCAGGAGCTCTATCTAATTTTGCAAATTCAGCCAAAGCCTCCACCACTCGTTGCATTACTCTAAATCCTTGTTCTTTGTGGCTTAGTTCTCTAGCACCACGAAATTCAAGATTAAATTGAACCTTGTTGCCCTCAGCAATAAATTTTTTTGCTTGAGTGATTTTCATATCAGTATCGTGATCGGCAATAGATGGGCGAAGACGAATTTCTTTTAAATGAGATTGGGCCTCTCGTTGCTTTTTTGCAGTTTCTTTTTTCTTTATGTTTTGATCATACTTAAAACGACTATAATCCATAATTCGACAAACAGGGGGTTTTGCAGTAGCAACAACTTCGACAAGATCTAATCCTTCGTCCATAGCCATGCGACGAGCCACATCAGTTGGCATAATCCCCAACTGCTCTTCACCTCTAATTACTCGCACTTGTGGAACAAGAATATTATAATTAACCCTGTGTTCATCTTCTCTTTTGAAATTCTGATCCCTTGAAAAACGCCTACCATAATTTGGGTTATTCATTCTTGCTACTCACAAAAGGTTAAAATGGCCTCAAACAAAACGATTAAAGTATTAAGCCAAAAATCAAAAATGTCAAGATAATTATATACCTAATCATTGATTGTAGGCGAATCATTGATTTTGATTAAGAAACCTTCTGTATCGACTGGGAAGCGACGAATCCATTCAATAGTAGGGCTTATGCCACAACTTAAATCTGAAGGTGTAAGACTAGGATCTGTAAAACTTGGCACAACATTACTTGGCACTAAGTTACTTGGAATTTGATCGCTTGGCACTATGCTTTGCATATGAAGTGAAACAGGGGTCATTTTCATCAATTTAAATTCGATATAATAACAACCGGGCAAACAAGTATCTGCAGTATGCCAATCATAAACAAGAAAACTATCAATTAGTACATCTTTATTTATTGTGCCATCAAGTTCAACAATATCTTGATATAACATTTCACCATTAGCTGTAGCATTTGTAAATTTTAATATGCGAAGAGAAGAACCACGCTTCCATGTCTGAATCGGAGTTCCATGATAACCTCTCTGTACATGGATAAGCCTGTTTACTTCATCAAAAGAAACTACAAGCATTTTTTCGGGAAGACGCCCTTGATCCATCAAGAGAATATCGCCAATCATAACCTGTCCAAAGCCAATATTATCAGCAAATGCTAAAACAGTATCATTATCATCCATAGCTGTTTTTAATTTAGCCTTGGCCCACATTGATGCTTCAACAACAAGATTGGCCAAATCAAGAGGGCCGTCACAATCTTCAACCTTAACTTTAAATTGAGGTTTTGTATCGTGTCTACGAATAACAAAGTCTGGGCAAACACCAGACACACAACCATATTGGTCGGGGCAAGCCGTAGTAGAGGAACTAGATGAATAACCAATACCAGTTGATGAACATGTCATAAGGATATTTATGGCTTATGCCCTAATAAATCTAAACTTCGAACATAATCTCTTAACCAATTCAAATTTCCTTGATATTTGCTAAGAATTGGACTATTAGTCAAATCTTTTTCAATATCAGAATTATTTTTGGCAAAATAAACAAGTCTTTGTACTTTAGAAATGGAAGCGATTGCCATTAAACCAGCAGAAGAAGGTGTAGTCGTTAAAAAAAGAGAAGCATCACTATAAGAAATTGGACAATTCATGATTGCATCAATTTCTGCTGCTATTGCCATCTTAGAATTGCAGTTATATTTAGGATGAGTTTCAAGACCAACATAAAGCAATTTGTCACTTTCAACAAGCAAACAAGCATTACCTAGAGGAGAGCGGCAAGCCATCATTAAAGCCAGCCCCATCCATAAATCATCTAGATCTATTTGCGACCAAGGATAATTTTTATTTTTGTTCAATTTGGGTCTACCATTTGAACGAAATTGATTCGAAATTTTGGTGATTTAAATTTTTTTTGAAAATTCTTTAATTCTTGTTTTTGCAAAGGACTAAGATATTTTTTAATTACCGAAGAAGATATTGGCACTCTAGACTTCCAATTAACATCTCCTTCAAAACTTGCAACATAAGCAATTGGAATTGCACCAAGTACTAAAAAATCAGCACATTCTACAAAATAACAATCATTTTGAGCATCATAAACATAACCACCAATAGGCAAGCCATTGCGACAAGTTAAACGATTAACAAAATTACTTGAATTTTCAGTATCAAAAGCAGTTACGACAATATAAGTGTTGGCACTATCAGGTTTGATAATCAGTTGTTTTTGAATTTCTTTAGCATGTTTATTTTTTTCTTCAGAAGTATAATCAGGGAATCTGATCATATCGCTCATTTTTTGTAACATGTCACCTGACATAAACATTCTCCCATTTACATAATTATAAGAGAAATAAATAACCCAACAAGCAAGCTTGAAACATAGCAAGAACAATGGCTATTGTAAGTCCCCACTTTATACGAAAATTCAATAAAGTAATAAGACAACCTAAAACAATTATCGTGCCAAACATTTTAATTGCAACAAATTGAGCAAGAGTGCCATCGTCGATCTGCAAAAGCCAGACAGCAATTGGATTTTCCTCGACATGTATCAATTGATCACGATATTTAAGTGAAAGTGCAGTGTCTATGCAACTAACAAAACCAATCCAAATCCAAAAGGCAAAGAAAAAGTAAATTGATAATTTACTTTGACTGTCCTCCTCGTTTATAAAGCTCTGCTTGTTTATTGACATCTCGTTTAACATTTCCTTGTATTTTAGTAGTTGGATTCTCAGATTTGGAAGTCAATAAAGACTTTTGTTTGTACTGAGAATCTACCTTAAGATTTTTAGTCTTTTCTTTGGCTTCCTGCTTTGATTTTTGATCTTCACTAGGCTTTTCTGTTTTATCTTTGTCTTTTTCTTTTTTAGGTTCTTTCATAACACGCTTAACGAGTTCTTGAGATCTTTTGCGCTCACTTACCTTTTTCTTTATTTTTTTTAATTCTTCTAAATCTTTGGCTAAATCTTCTACAGATTTAATCCAACGATCAATATCAGTGCGAGCAGAAGGTGTGGAGCGAGATTTGCCAAGCTTGCGCTTAGATTCATTTAGACGATTTATAATCCATTCCGAAAATAAAAGCATAAATCAGCCTTTTTTATCACGCTTTTTATGCTTTTTGGATTTCTTAGGATGTTCTGGGCTACCAAAGGTTTGGATAGCCTTTTTGACGAATTCAGGATGAGGCGTTGAACGAGACATGCCAGCTGCAGTCATGGGATAATTACCCATCATAATGCCAGCACGAAGACGAGTTGTAGGACTCGCTTCATACATCTTTTGACGCCATTCTTTGTAGGATATAAGTGACATAAAAATATGTATGATCTTTAATTTATTTTTGTTTAGTCATCATGAACTTGCCATCTTCCAACCGTGTTAAAAGATGAAAATCCATTTCTTGTTTAGCTTTTGATTTAAGAGCTTCAAGTTTAATAAATTTGTCATACAGCAACTTAAGCCAACGAACCTGACAAAAATAGCCTGTATGGTCGCAAAAATGAGTGTAATTGCCAAATACAAGATAGTATTTTAAAAAGGCTTCTTGAACAGGTGTGTCGAAGTACTTGAGCAAATACTTCTTTTCCTTGGAAACTTCTAAATTTTCCCAAGCCTTCGACACAAATGCTAAATCAGGATTAAAATTCAATGCCTTCCACCAACTCAAGATATAAACACAACATGCCACCCGCATAACATCGTGGGATGCCTGCCTTTGATAACTTTCCTAAAGTAGTAATGATTAACATCACATGATCAGGTACAGAATGTGAATCTGATTCTTTTACGCCCAATTTACTAAATGCTGCATGAGCGTGATCTACACCTTCTACAAAAGAAAGATGAAGCACTTTATTTAGGCGTCTATCTGTGTAAAGCATGTCAAGAGGAATAGATCCACCAATATGCAAAGAATAATCTTTAAAAAATTTGTGCAAAAAGTATTTTGCTAAAAAAGAACCATTCCTGTCAAAATCAAGAACAATTCCATCTTTGGGGGGAACATAGTTTTCACTATAATCTTGCCCAGATTGTGCTACTTCTTCTAATTCCTCAACTTCATCAAATTCATCCATGTCGAGACGCATCACGCTAAATCCTCCAGCGTAGGGTAAAATATGGGATAAAAGAATATACCTCAATTATAACCGAATGTAAATACATACAATTGGAGGCAAAATGAAAAACAAAATAATCGTTTGCATCGCAATACTTTTTATGAGTATTGCTGGATGTGCCAATTTCAATCCCCGAAATCAACAAAAAATCAATAACCAACAAGGCCATATTGAAGATATTCGGAATAATCAAAATGGGGTAATGGCAGAGATTGGAAAACTTCGTCAAGAAATTGGTATCCAAAACAGCAAACTTAAAGAAATTCAAAATGGAATGTTGAACATCAATGCTGCATTGTCAAGAAATGAAAACACAGGAATTCAAATAATTCAAGGCGATGGAGCATTGATCTTTGTATTTGCAATTATTGTGATTGGAATGATTCTTTTCTGGTATAGGCATCGGGCGGTTCAAGGAGAAAAGAATTGCGAAATTATGGCAAAAGAGATTGCTAGGTTTAACAACCCAGTATTAAATGAAAATATACTGAAATCAGCAGCAAGAAACAACACTGCTTCAGAAGTTTATGGAATGTTAAAAAAATATGTTAATTAGTCTTGATCGTAGCCTTGCAAAATGTTTCTCATAACTGGGTATCCTTCGCAATTATCTCCAAGGGGCATATTCTCAGCATAAGGATCTTGCCCTCTACGCTTTTTGTCTACAATAAAATCTGAAACGCTTTGTTCAATAATTTTTGCTTTAGGACTCATTTTTAAGCAAAAAAACTTTGCGAGCTCACTGGGATCTTGGTGCAAAAAACGACATCTATTAGAACCTGAATCATTAGCAAGACACACATCTGCAAGTTGTTGTAGACTAAGCATGAATCACCTTATAAATTCTATTTCTTTGCCTATTTGGGAAATAAGAATGTCATTGCCATGATCAATTTCATGTTGAAAAACAACAGAATACAAACCTTCTTGCACTTCATCAAAATCACTTATGACCAAGGCAGGAACATTAGTAAATCGTAATTGCTTGCCCTTAACACGAATTTTAGCATAGCGTTGACATTCAAAACGCTTCAATGTACCATCTGTGTTTTTTAAGCTAAGACACCCTTCAATAGAATTTTGCTTGGGGCCTAAACCAGTATATTCACAATTGAGATAATACTCATAATATCTGCCACGGCGTAAAATAAAAAAATTCCATGGAATGCCCACTTGAACAGCAGACAATCCAATGCCATCTTCTTCGGTACAAAGCTTTTCCATCTTGGTTGCAAGACGGAAAATAGCCATCGGATCGTCCGTTGGAACATCGATGGCTTTTGGCAAAAGGTCAACAGGAACCAATTGAATAACAGTATTTTTATCAATCATATAAAATTTTAAGATGGAGTCAGAGCTTTTACAACTGCTTCAACACGAAGATTCATCCAGCTGCGAAGTGTATCTCCATCTTTTTTAATTTCAGGTGGAATTTTAAAAATGATAGTGTCAAACTCATCATCGTCCTTGGGAAGATGTTTTTCTACAACATCCCGCACGAGTTTTGAGACGCTAACATTTCTGCGCTTCGCCACTACCTTCAATCGATCCTGAATTTCAGAATCGATTGATAGGCTTATAATGGTGCCTTTTTTTGCAGTCATTTAAGCTTCCTTTTTATTTTTCTTCTTATTGTCCTTCTTAGGCTTCCTACGCTCAGGAAAATTCTCTCGGAGCTTTTCCTTTAAGCGCTGATTTTCAGCCTCTTTATTCTTTCTCCTACGAGATTGACCGGGACTTTCATAATACTCCCGTTCTTTATAATCATGTAAAATACCTGCTTCTGCAACCTGCTTCTTAAACGCAGTGTGCATCTTTTTAAAAGCAATTTCACGCTCATGCCAACTTGGATTATGCGATAAATTACGAAGTTCAACTCGACAAGCCATTGAAAATTCCTCAGTCTTGAATCACTTTAATAAATCTAGTTCCAAACTTTTTCGGCTTCTGCATCCGTACTAGTTTATCATAGGCCACAAGCTCATGAGACTCTGCCGTTGAGGGCCACTCGTCACGATTCAGGTTTGGCAAAAAGTTTTCCAATCGATTAGCAATAGATGGAAAAACATCAGCATTCCAGTTAGCAAGTGTCCCCTCTGTTAAGATAGTGGAAAATGTAAAAATATATTGCTTAGGAATTAGTTCGCCACATAAATCATCAATTTCATTTTCTTTAGTCGAGTTATATCTTGTGCGTTCATCAACACAAGTAAAAGGAGTGCGAGCCATAAGGGCATATCTAGATAAGCCATTAAATATATCTAAAACACAACCAGTAGCACGCATAGCAGCCATAGCTCTTATAAAATCTGGTTCTTTAAAAATAATTGCCTGCTCAGAACAAGATTCAGTTAAATCAAAACTCAAAAAATTTTGCCAAATTATAGGTGTAATGTTTTTAGATGAAAGCATTCTTACCAATTCAACATAAAATTCACGCTTAACCTTAATATTTTCACTGCGTCCGCTGTGCCAAAATTTAGCAAAAATGCTTGGATGTAAAAAAACTTTATATCCTGCCCTAACTGCTAAATCTCGATTAAATTCCTTGCCAAGAACAGAAGAACTAGGAACAAATGGGCAAAAGCGTTTGGTGTCCTTATACTTATCAAAAAAATAATTTGTAAAACCATTTTGATAAATCTTCTGCAAATCAGAAACATCTATAACATCACGAAAAAACTCATTCAAATTTCTTATATAAACCGTAGCCAAATCTGAACAATTACGCAAGCCATCTGATCCATCATAAAATCTTTTAAAAACAGCTTCATCAGTAATTGACCAATATTCATCAACATATGGGAAAAGCCCTTGCAATCCGGGCCATGAAGCAAGAACAAAATATTTAGAACCCTTATTTTCTTCACGAAAACGATTGAGAATAAAAGACGATAAAATCATCGTGGTACGCAAATCACCAAAAAAAGGCAATATACAAACATTACTAAAATCATTTGGAACTTTACTTTCATCATAGCGATCTCTGCGAAAACCATTACGATCCGCTGCTCGTTTTAAAAAATCATTTAACGAACTCACATCGCCCTCCAAGCTTTTTGTTTTTCAATAATTTGATTTACAAGTTCAGGAAATTCAATTAAACCCATAATATCATCCCAATTATCTTCCTGTATTTCTTTAATTGCACGATCTACAACATCCAATGCTGAATTTTGATTTTCTATCACATCACAAAAATTAGATATGACCAACTTTTTCTTGTTGTAATCAGTTGTCAAAATAATCCGTTTACCTTCTTGTCCCCGACCACCAATTTGATCAGGACTTTCAAACAGTATCCAAGGAACTCCCATCATTGAAGCAAAACGAGTACTTGCAGTCCAAAATTGAACTGTAAATTTTAAATTAGAAATAATAGCCAATGTTAATTCTAAATTTCTAGATTCGGGCAAACGACTAAAATCAACAATGTGAGAAACAGGACATGGTAAAACACTTTGTTTTTCTCCAAGCCAAATAGGATTGTATCCCTGAAATTCTAAACGCTCAATAAGTTTTACATAAAATTCTGATGGTAAATTACGACCATAAAGTGTTCTACCACGAGCAAATATGCCCACTGGATTTGGCTTCAAATAATTCCTTGCTACTTGCTGCATTTTTAAGGATGGACGAGGCACCTGAACAGCCAATCTTCGATAATGCACAAGATTATCTAAAAGAGATTGCTCATGATCCGTTGATTTACAATTAGGACATACTGGTTGCTGACCCTCTTGAGAAGCATATACATGTTGGCACTTCTTGCAAAATGTGCCAACACACAACATTCCTAAATTAACACCCGGATAAACATAACCATGCTGACTTAAAAGTTTTTCTGCTTTTTTCAAATTCTTGGAAGTACTGTTGAAGGCATTGCTATATTCTCTAAGCCACATAGCTGATTCTTCTATTTCCCAAAACTCATCAACAAGATGGCGATAAAGATATTCTCGTCCATACCAACCAACAGCAATTATGTACGCACCCGGATTCTTAGCAATTAGCCGTGGAATGCAATACATTAAAGCAATAGATTCACAACCAAATTCTGAAAAACAGGAAATTATAAGAATACGATTTTTATCGACAGGTTTTGGACGAGAATTGAATTTATAAACAGTAAATTTTAAATCATCAAGAATTTTTTCGTTCGGCAAAAGCTTGCCATCACCTTGATTACGAAAACATTGACTGAGAAACTTCATAAAACATCAAGCCCCCTTTATCACATGGCCGGGACCACCTTCATTGGTGGTCGTGCCACTACTACTTCCTTGACTTTTTAACATTTTTGCTGGTTTGCCGCATTTTAGACAACGAAACTCACGAGGCTTTCCACAATTGGTGCAATTTTTTATTTCGTATAAACCCGTAAGGTCTTCGGCTCGACCAGATGTAAATCGATGCCAACGGCATTTTAAACAACGAATTATAAATTTTTTCTCATCCATAACTTATAAGAGTAGCATCACTGATAAACGAGTTTATTTTTCTTCAACCAATCAGCAACATTTATTTCATTTCCATTTTCTACTACAAAAAAATCAACAAGCCATTTACCATCACTTCGACGATCTCGCAAAATAATTCGAGGAGAATCAGTATGATTTAAAAGTTCTATAATCTTTTGCCTAGATTCTTTAGTTGCTGCAACCGAAAGCTCGCCAAGAATACGAGTAACGACTTCGTCCTTTAAAGTAAAATCATAACTACTACCTGTATTAACATTGACACGACGCACAAAAAAGCTTTTGCCTTTATAATTTGTGGATATATCGGGAGTTTCCAAAACATGCGGTAATGGAACAGGCTCATTTTGAGAAGGTTTATATTTAAAATAAAAATTTATGGCAATGAGGAGCCACATGCCAACCAATATAATCTCAAGGATTTTTGACTGACCCACAAAGTCCTCACTTTTTAGAAGCAGCAGCAGTCATTGCTTCGTGAAGTTTAAATAAATCTTCCTGCCATAATCCATATCTACTCACATTTTTAGCAAAAACTTCCAAATCAAGTGAGTCAATCTTCCACTTTACATTTCCTTCTTTATCCGTTTTGGGTATATTGCTATACTGAATTCGGCCAAAATCATCAACTACTTTTTGCTTCTTGCCATTATCTTCAACAGTTTCTGGAAGATATTCCATATTCAATCTTGTCAGCATTAAATCTAAATAAGCCTCTCGGCTATTAGCCTGTAGAACATTCATCCAAAGATCAATTGGAATAACAAGACAAAAATCATATTTTTCTTTTTGCCACAACTTGGCGGCAGCAGAAAATTTGCTTAATTTCCCAAGATTCAACTTATTCTTCACAAATGCTTTGCCATCATCAAAACAAACAGCGATTTGACAATCATCCAATCTGGGAGAATGATATTTTAATTTTACTGTGGATAAAAGTTGAATAGTATCTGGAGATGCCTTAGATAAATTTGACATTTTGCCCCCCTATTTTCGTTTCAATGATATATTCAATCATAGAGGGATCATCATTAAATTCAAATTATCAAATCATTTTGATTGGTATTTTATATTATAAAAATTAAGGCTATACCTACATCTAGTAGATACAGCCTTTTAATATTGTCGCTTAAATTCTTAAAATTAGTCTGCGTCATTCCTGTTGCCATTTAATTTATCACTCAAATCATCGATTTGTTTTTTTAAATCATTTATGCCTTTTTGAATGGTGCTATCATCTGAATCTTTTTTCTTTTTGTTGGTTTGAATTTTCAAAATGCCAGCTTGACTAAGCTTAATCTCAAGTGCATGAAGTCTTTTTTTTAAGTCTTCAAGATCATTTAATTCTTTACCACCAACACCCCAATTTTGCGTTACCTTAACAGGAGTTCCCAAATCTTGATCTTTGTTAATGGTGTTTGGATATACAGGATTAAAGGTGCTACCAAGCTTTTTTGAAGCCTTTTTAGTTTCGCCTTTACTGTATTCACGCTCTTCATTTACAGGATTAAAATAAGGGCTATGATCAGCAGCAGTTTTAGCCAAATCACGCCACGCTTTAACATCAGCCTCATTTAAAGGTGCATCAATGTTATAAGCTGCACTAAGATTTTGTCCAAAAAAATCAGTATTATTATCGTTACTGAGATCAAGCACTCTAGGGGCAGTTTTGGGGGCGTCATCAAAAACACCATCCGCTAGTGCTTTATCCCAAATTTTAGAAAAATCTTCTATATCCTGACGAAACTGGTTCATGGTATTCCTTTTATATGGCAATGCATATTGATGTATATACTTATCGATTATTCATTTTTGAGGGCTAATAAGTAATTTATCAACATCTTCTTTACTTAAATTCATTTTATTGAACTGTTTATGCCATCCTCGTTTACGACCAGTATACTTAGTGCCACCGTTCAAAAAACGGTGAAAAGCATATAAAGTTTCTTCTAAGTATTTATAACTACGAGACGCTTCATCAAAATTATCTTTAGAAACTTTATATGCCTGTCCTGCTCGAAGAAGAATGGTAAAAAGAGATCTACGCATACCAACATCAGTCCACCATTTACTAGGCCTAATCCACATAATAGTCTTTTGTTGCGTAGGACCCATTTCAGTTCTAGGCTGCACATCAATAATATTTTCTATTTTAGCTATAAAAGCAGCTACACCTTGACCATGTCCACGAACATGACTAAAAAAGAAAATATTTAAATTTTTAAGTACATTATGAAAAATTTCTCGGCAATACCACCAATGGTCAATCTTATGTCTTCCATCTTTAAAATGTTTACATTGAGCAAACATACCTTTCTGAGGTTTATATGCCGAATCTACCAATTCACATTGGCTTTCACTAAACTTGAATTTCATCCTTAACCGCTCCTGTCTCATCAGACTGGATTGGGGCAAGTTCCTGAGTTTCTTCAGGTGACATGACCCTCATCTTCATGCTAAGCTTCTGATTAGACGCATCTAAAAATGTATCAAGATTAACAAGGCTAATAATAGACCAGTGTGGATCATCTAATGGAACATATTCTTTTTTTGTATAAAAAAAAGTCTCAAGTTCATATTCATAAATCTTTTTTTCAACTTCTTCTGATGATAGCCCATTATTCAAATCTTCAGCCATTTCACGACAAACTCGAATAGCATCTTTCTGAGTAGCACATCCAAGTTTTCGCATTACTTGAGTAGCTGCATAAGCCTTATCTTTATTGGAAAGCAAATCCACAAGATTTTTCTTCATTTGCCCATCAACTAACTGAGCAACAGCAACATACCTTGCCATAACATCACCTCGTTCTGGGCGATTGATACGGCAATCCCTAAAATATTGACTAAAGTTTTTTTCATCAATTATAAGTTCTTCGTTCATTTGGAATTTTCCATTATGCAATCATCAAATTGTTCGAGGGCCTCTTCATCGGTAAGATATTTATCCTCTTCCTTTTTGCCCATCTGCATCACCCATACTCTAGGATCATGAGCTTTATCAGGATATCTTTTGATTCCACGATACTTTCCTTTTTGATTGCTTTCTAAAGTGAAAGTATTGAAACCACCTGAGGGAGGCTGTAGACGCAATCTAAGTAAGTTATCAGCCTTAAATTCTTGTTGCCAACGCTGCCAATCGTCATCCCAAATATTGATTCTATTTTGCTGTCCTGTTACATCTTCGGCCAGAACCTGACGATAAGTTGTTCCTTTTTTACTTGTTACTACGGAACATTTCTTTACAGTAACCTCTACAGGGGCAACAGTATTATGAATGTCATTTTTCAATGCGTCAAATGTAAGATTGCCTCGATAATCTGGACTTCGTTCTAATTCATGAATCCAAGCAAAACCATAATATTCTCGTTCGCAAGCAACGGGATCACGAAATAGTTTTAACAAATCATTTGGAATTGAATATTCATTAGGATTAAAATCAATCAACTTAGGAAGATTGATTGGAGCAGTATCATTCCCACTTCCTAATGTACGCTTTCTACGCATCCACAATTGCCTAAGAGCTTTCCAACGATTCCATTGCTTAACTACTAAAATATTCTTAAAATAAACAGTCTTTTCCTGTTCAATAACAACATTATCATCACCAGTATCAATTTCTTTGGCAACGATTCGAGGCTTTCCTTCTCCCTCTTCACATTCAACCTCTTTCGTTGTTTCTATAAATTCTTCTTTGTTGTATTTGTCCTTCCAATAAGAATCATCAAAAGGCATATCTCCACTTAAATCGGCTAAAGTCACAGTTTCATCAGGAACAAGTTCTTTAAAATCATCTTCGTATCTTGAAACAGAATCATAAAATCTTTTTCGCTTTGCTTCTCCCTTTTTCAGACAATCTTTAAAATGTTCGGCAAATTTCCAAAGTGTAATTGGATCACTATCTCGAAAACATCTTAGACCAATAATTGGCTTTAACATGGAAGAATCTGTTCCGCAACGAATAAGAAAATCTTCAAAAGAAGAATAAGGCTGATTAGCTACAATTTTCTTTGCTGGAGATTCCCCTATCCCTCGCACATTGCTAAATCCAAAATAAATCATTTTATCTTGCAAATCAAAATTGACTTTGGACTTGTTAACATCTAGACGATGCATGTCTACACCATGAACCCTAGCTTCCATTTTGTAGTCTTTAATTTTTTCGCTCAAGGTTTCGCAGCTGAGCATAGAAGCATAAAACTCATGGGGATAATGAGCTTTAAGCCATATTAACCGCATAGAAATATATGTATAAGCGACAGCATGACTCAAATTAAAACCATATTCAGAAAAAGCTTCGACCTGAGCCCACAAATCTTCAACAGCTTTCTGGTCAACACTTAAATTTTTCTGTCCATTAACAATAAACATTTCTTTATACTTGATAAAAGATTCAATCTTTTTCTTGCTAATTGCCTTACGAACAGCTTCGCAATCTTTTAAAGGGATATCGCCTACAACATGCAAAATCCGCATGATCTGTTCTTGATAAACCATAACTCCATATGTCTTATCTAATATTGGGTACATCAAAGGATGAAGCTCAAATGATTCTCTATTTTTTTTGCGTTCAATATAACGCTTATCCATCCCCATCTTTAAACATCCGGGTCGAAACAAAGCAGAATAAGCCACCAAATCTTCAAAACGATCAACGCCACCTGAACGAACCAAACTACGCATACCCTCTGAATCAAACTGGAAAACACATTTCAAATCACCTGTATTTGCCATCTCTAAAGCTTTAGAATCATTTCGCCATTTAGATACATCACTCCAATCAGGACCGCCTGCAATATTACAAATACCTTCCAAACCATGACGCTCTTTAATAATTTGACAACAACGAGCAATTTGTAAAAGATTTGAAATAACAAGCAAATCAAACTTTACCAAACCCACTGGTTGTAAATCTTGACCATTTAAACCTTCGACCCAAGAACTTGCTTGAGGACTGTCTTTACGCTTAACAAGTGGAACAAGATCATGCAAAGGTATACTCGATATGATCAAACCTCCAGCATGAACTCCCATACCACGATTTCTATTAACCATCATCTTGGCGGCTTCAACTACTTCAGGATGTTCATCTGCGTATTTTTTTAATTCAGGATATAGTTTAATTGCTGAATCCCAATTTAAAGGCTTGCCTTCATCATCTTTTGCGTCAAGATTTTTAGTGATTTCTTGAGCTTCATCACGAGATTGATCAATTACACGAGCCATATCAATGAGTGCATTTTTCAAGCCGAAGGTAGTGTAATTGCCAATGTTGCAGACATATTCTTCGCCAAATGTTTTTGGAGCCCAAACATTTTTTAAGTAATCACGAACGATAGGAATGTAATCAACATCAATATCAGGAAGGTCGCCTGTAAAAACATTGTTGGGTTCTTTATCAACATCACAATCTGGAACAATTCCAAGCAACCAACACACAAGAAGATTGTTTTGGTTATAAGGATAGCGAATTTTACGGTCATAAAGATCAAGAAAATAATCTTGCTTTTCTTTGCCAAGAATTTCCTCAACTTCCCATTTTAATCGCTTGATGTAACGAAGATTTTGTTCTAATCCACGAGATTTCAGGGCCTGAAGACACAGGCTTTCAAATCTTTCCTTGCTCATAATATTGTGCTCCCATAATCACAATAGAATAACTTATTGGGAGACAAGAATCTAGTCCAAGACTTTTTCTTCACCATATTTAGTCTGAATAATTAAACGCATACCCTCAAATTTAACTTTTTGATTAGAACCAGATTTTTCTGGCCAAACTTTTTCAAAAAACTTTTGAGTTCGTGTTTTAATCATGGAAAGTTGGTCTGAGTTTGGTTCATTTGCAAAAAATATTCCTACACTCAGGGGAGCAGGATAATTGAAGTTGGCAAAATTTGATTGATCTAAAATGGCATAGTTGCCACTACCATCACAACCATAATTTTTATTTAACATCACCGAACAAGGCGAATAAAAATTCTCATCATCAAGACGGTCTTCAATAAATCCATCAAAAGGATTTTTTCCTTCTAATTTAGTTTCTTCATAAAAAAGTTCACTCATATCTTGAAGTTTATTGGCTTCATGTTCATATCCAGTGGAGTATGCACACAAAGGACGAGCAAAATCAAAAGATGGCGTATCAGTGTCAATAACAATAATGTATTCTTTAGCCAAAAGAATTGGTTCGTTCATATTTACCTCAAAGACCAAAACCCATGCGAGGCTCATCATCTTTTGAACTTAAATCTTCTTCTTTCATTTTAATAAGTGCTTCAAGAGCATCATCATAAGAATCACCAAGAATAACGACAGCAATAAACAATTCTTTAAGGTGAGCCAAACTAAAATCTTTAGTTTCTTTAATCCATTTTTCAAGATTAACTTTTAGTTCAACAATTTTTTCCTCACCTCCCATGATATGAACAAGATATAAACGCCTACTTTCTTCATTCGGAGGTCCAATTTTGAATCGTTTATCAAATCGGCTAGGACGGTTGATTATTCTATCACCTAATTTTTCAGGATAATTTGTTGTAGCTAAAAAGACAACCTTATCAATTTGATTAACACCATCAAGAACATTTAAAACTTCACTTTCGCTATGAATTTCTAAAATTGAATCAATATCTTCCATCAAAACAACTACAGGACTATGAGGTTGAATTTCACGAAATTTTCGAACACCCTGCAAAAAAAGACTAGGATTAGTAAAATTTATAACAACTCCATTTCTTTCAATAACATCCTGCATCACAAGTTGAATCGTACAAGATTTACCTGAACCGGGAGGACCATAAAGAACAATTCCTCGCTTATAGTGCAACTTGTATTCACGAAAAATACTTTCCCGTTCCCAAAAATTCTGGATTTCACTAATGATTTTATCAGAATTAGTTTCTGGAAACCGAATAAGACCAGTTGTTATCACTGGAACTTTTTCAAAATAAAGACCGTTAGTTTGATTAAACCGAATATCATAAGTTCCCGGAGTAAGAATAGGCTTTGTTTGCGCAGTTGGTATAAAATGAATTCCATCAGATGTTGACCATTGACAACAAGATGTTATTTTATCTTCTTTTGGAGAATCTATTTCATTCTCAATCACAAAGTCATAAAGCCTTTTATTTGTCATCTTTTTCTTTCGCAATAGTTGAAATTTCAAAGCCAATAAATACCTTGCTTATTTGGTTGTTGATCAAAACGCAATATAAACCATTTATTTTTAAATTTCAATAGCACCCGGAGTGCGACCAAAAAATTTAAGCAAATCAGCTTTTACATAAACAATGTTGTGCTGTTCACACCAAGGATTTGGAAAAAAATTCTTAATGCGAACTGTTTGAAATTTAACCGGCGTTCCAATATATTTTGCCTGTTCAGCACGAGTATAATACCAAAAACTGTTGCTGTTCCAAAATGATACATGAGTAGGGTCTTGAAACGCACCTCGTCCATCTGTGCTAGGAGTCAAACTAAGCAACCAACCATTTGGAGCTAAACATCTGTAAATTTCCTTCATAGTGTGGACATTATCTCTAAGATGCTCCAAAGCATCATGTGCACGAAATAATCCGACAGAACCATCATCAAAAGGCCAATGCTGATTAAGATCAGCTTTGATATCACCATTATCAAGATCAACACTTTCATACCCCTGTGGCTTGCTATGACCACCACAAAGATCTATCTTTCTCAGATTGTTAATATCACACCACTTTTCTACAATTTGATAAATATATTTATCATGTAATTCAAGAGTCATCTCTTGAATGCGAGCATTTTTTTCACCATAACAAGTATTCTGATCATGTATGTGATATACATATAAAGGTTTATTTATATGATGCATTTTTCCGTGAATATATGTTCTGCAAATAATATCTTGATCATCTAAAACATCAAGCTTTGTGTCATGTCCACCAATTTTTTTATAAAAACTTGCTCTCCATGCTCGAAAATGATTTGGAGCATACCAAATACGACTTATAGCTGCTGGCAATGGATCAAAAGCTACCATTTCAACCAACTGATGGCCCTTATACACACAAGGACGATTTATCCATCCAAATGCTTCTCCAAAGAAACGAGGAGTGTAATTTTCACGAACATCGCAACAATTGCTGTAAACAAAATCTATCGTTGGATCTTTAAATGCGTTTACACATTCTTCAAGTGCATTAGGAAAAAGCTCATCATCATGATCGACTTCTATATAAACTTCACCTGTAGCTTGGGCACAAGCAAAACTTTTTAAAAAGCCAATGTTTGATGAATCGTTAGTGCCAAAAATTTTAATGCGAGAATCTTGAGGTAAATTTACAACAGCACCATTATTAGGAACTATAATCCATTCCCAGTTTTGATATGTTTGATCTTTAATTGTTTCATACAATCGAAAAAGATACTTGGTGTTATGAGTTGGAGTAAATATAGATATTTTCATGGAAGATGACCCAAAAGTCTTTATACCATGATAAAACAATAAAAGAATATTGGCAAATAATAATAATGGAGCCGTGCGGTACCGCCCCGCAGTCTTCGAATCCTTTAGCTCTGCCTCTACATGCTTGTCCTGTTGTTTAAAAACACCATCAAGGAACATCAGGCAAATCCCCTTCAGGCTTTTCCAACTTAATTTTCATCAATTGTTAGTTGGCAACAAAAGACTAGTGAGATTTAACAATGGACTTTTGAGCGCTACTCACATCGCCCCCGCAGTCCAAAGGCAGCTTTAATTAAGCAGCCATAGCAAGAACAGATTCGCCATTTAATTGACGCATCGAGTTTTAAAGAGGCCTCTCGATGAACCTCTGCATGCCACATGAACCTCTAGCCTTCGAATCGAAACTAGTTCGGCCCCTATATTTTGTGCAAAACCTATTCATATTTTTGCACACACCCCCCTTATATAGGTTAATAGGCAACATTATGTAAAAGCCAGAACAATTGGGAGAATATCATGGGATACATGTCGTTTCAAGAATATGTTGAGAAAACCAAGGAAGTTAAAAAGCCTAAAGTGGCTATAATTCCTGATTATCAAGGACCAGAAAAAGATGCCCCTGAAAAAGGCGACATGCCTCATAATGCAGGCGGTGTTGGTCAAATGGGCAAGCCCAATCCTTATAAGGGCGGTAAAAACGCACCAAATCCAAATAAAAGCGAAAAAGGATTTGCTCACCAAGGCGATAAAAAGCTTGTTATTTCTCATAAAGGTCATCAGCCTTCATTGAAATTGAAAGATCTTGGAAATTATCCAAAAAATACAAAAGAATGGCTTGAACAAAATTCCAATCTTGATTTAGCAACTTTCACAAGTAAAATTCGCAAAGAAAGACTTGAAGGGTTTACAGAAGATAGCCGTCCTTTTCAAGTTATCAAAGAAGCAGCAATTGTTTGTTCAACAAATGTTGCTTATATTAAAGACTCTATTCTTGAAATGAAGCGAACTAAAATATTTAATACTTTTTTAGAAACAATGGCCATTCAACCTGAAGGCATCAAAGTTATTGCCAAAATTCTTGAAAATGATGAAAAATATGCTCGCAAACTTCTTGGATTTGCACTGAATGAAATGGTAGCTCCTCCTGTTGGTGATGAAGAAGGAGAGGAAGAAGGAGAAGTTAGTCACCATGCCGATGCTGAAGGCGAAGAAGGCATTGAAGGCGAAGAAGGCATTGAAGGTGAAGAAGGCACTGAAGGTGAAGAAGGCACTGAAGGTGAAGAAGGTGCTGAAGGTGAAGAAGGTGCTGAAGGTGAAGAAGGTGCTGAAGGTGAAGAAGGTGCTGAAGGTGCTGAAGGTGCTGAAGGCGAA